TATATATATATATATATTATATTATATTATATTATATTATATTTCTTTGGTTCTTTCTTTCAGCCTCTTGCTGAATCACCCATCCCACCCGTTACCAAAAGATAAAATTTCAAACTCAAAAGGAGAATAACACAATGGCAGAAATACGAGAAACCGCATACAATCAAACCAATGACAACAAAATAGCAGAGATATCGACTAACGAAACGGTATGGATCAACAAGCTGCTGCGACTTGCCGGCAAATATCCTAACGAGATACATATTCTTGAGCACCCAGATAGCAACTACGGTGTGCTTTTGATTGAGCTACCCAAATCGTGGTTTAAAATCAGTCCACCTAGAACGTGCAACTTGACTGATGCACAGAAAGCGGCGGCATCCGAAAGACTCAAAAATGCTCGTCAGCAACGTACATCTGAAGTGTAAAAAAAATGATTCTAAAAACGCATTAATGAGTTTTAAGGTAAATTTATATGCTCTACCAATTGCGTTTTAAATTTGCATAAAAAAATACTATTGAATAGAGGGACATAAAATGAGTATTGATTTTTATAACCAACATATTTATACCGCACGAAAAGAGCACGAATGCACTTTATGTAGACGCCCCATATTGAAGGGTGAAGAATATGTTTATACTGTTTGTAAATGCTATTGCGAAGATTTGTATACTTCTAAAATGCATCTTACTTGTGATGATTTGACGCATCGTTATATCCAGACTCTGGAGCCAGATGATGAATATAGTGAGATTGACGTGCTGGATGATATTCGTGACCAAGTATGTTCAATTTGTGAGGACAAGGCATCTTGTAAGTGTAAATATTGGGATGTACCCAGGTGCTCAAAAGTTATTGAAACATACCGTTTGCAAGAAGGAGAGTAAAACGATGGCAAGAAAATATTTAAATGACCTCGGCATAAATGATAATTTTATGAAACTAGATCCCAAAGATTCTAGATGGACAAGATGGAATAAGGAAATTGAAGAATATGGATTTCCAGATTATGAAACCTGGTGTCTAGATATTTATTTTTATTGCTGACTTTATGAGAGGCTGAAGATGTTTTTAGAAGTGAGTTGTATAGATTTAAATTTCCATAAATTCAATTTTAAAAACAAAGAATATACTCAAAAAGAGCTTATAGATAAAATGTTGCACGGATGTGAGCTTGCCCTTTCTGAAGCATTCGAGAATAAAAAGCTGACAGAAGACGAAGAAAAATCAGTGTGTGATATTCCTTGGATTTGGGCAACGGTAATGCCTGCAATGTGGTGGTAGGCGAAAATATCTCGGACATGTAATAATTATACCCTATGGGGAGCAAATAGATATGTTATTAATAGATTTTTGTACCCTATAAGATATAAATCAAAGAAAGGAAAACAAATCATGGCAAAAAAGAATGTAACCATTTACACTTGCGACTGCTGTAAAAAGGAATTTCCAGTTGAGGGTAACAAGACCACAAACAATCCATTATACCAAGTTAACATACCTTCAAAAATTTATGATTGCGAAGGACGTGGCTATTCTGAGGGACTGTCACGAATAGAACTATGCTCCGACTGCTATTTGGAATTTTGGGATTATGTTCAGGCTAAATATCAAGTAAGTGAACTCTATGATGTATCTATAAAAAAAATGTTTTGAAAAGATTGATATTAAGGAGACTATATGAACTATACACCACCAAAGCGCCGGATTATTCCGCAAGAAGAGCGGAAAAAAGTATACGAAAAATGTAATGGACACTGTGCTTATTGTGGTTGCGAAATCACCTTAAAAGCAATGCAAGTTGATCATCTTATTCCAATGCAATTTTATGATATATATAAAGCCCAAGGTATTGACCTTGATACCTTTGATAACTATATGCCTTCGTGCAGACCCTGTAACCATTATAAAAGCACTTTTACACTTGAAACCTTCAGATCAATGCTTGGGCGACAACCTGAAATATTGTTAAGAGACAGTGCAACATATAGAACTGCCGTAAGGTTTGGCACAGTAACCCCCACTCCACATAAAATAACGTTTTATTTTGAAAATTATGAAAATAAAAAATGAATTGGAAATTGAATAAAGGAGAATGAAAATGATTAAATATATAAATCGTGATGCACTTGTACATACCTTGATGGACAAAGGCTTTTACCCTATCATTGTAAGGAATGCTATTGAAGCCACTACGGTAACAGACGTTGCTCCTGTAATACACGCGAGATGGGAACTATGTTATGAGGACTATCGGCAACAGATAGCGGGAGACAAATGCTCTGCTTGTGGTTTTGAGCATTACGGGTGTAGTATTAGCCATTATCATTATTGCCCGAACTGCGGCGCAAAAATGGAGGAGGATGAATACAAAAATGAAAAAAGAAAAGATTGTTGAGCCAGACATTAATGATATTGTCAAAGCACTTACTGATGTTGGTATCAAAGTAACATTAGGTGATAAAGAAAACGATAAACTTGTTGCTGTTGATGACTATGGCAATAAACGTATATTAGACAAAGATTTTAATATATTTGAGGATGAAGGTAGCTGCATCGTACCACCTGATGGATACAGTTTTTCAAAAAAATTTTCAGCATGGATAATTGCTTATTGTGTTGATACGAATTCATGGATTTGTACAAACCAAAAATTTTTCTACTATCAATATCTAAAAGAATTTCAATGTGAAAATGATGCTATTGATTACTTTGAGTGTCATGTAGACGAATTTGTTGAGTTGAATACAGAGATAAGAAAAGAATTAGATCAGCCATACACTAACTGTGTATTTCTTGAAAATAACGCAGTAACATATACGAAAAGATCGAAAGGAGAGTAAAATGAATTACAATGAGCGGATTGATAACATTATTTCTCAGTTAGAGCAGCTGAAGAATCACAATGAAGAAGCAGATAGATTAATCAGTTTTTATAATAATATATTAAGCACCCTTGGAGTGTCATATGAAACAATATTTGCTTTAAGTGACATTAGTGCAATGTACACTCTTCAGCAAGCTGGTTCGGACGAATGGTATTCTTTCGGATATGAATATGATGCACGAAAAGAATGTGAAAAGTTAATTGACAAGGCCAGAAATGAGATAGTAGAAAGAATAAACAATTCATAACAATTGATAAAAGATTTTATATTTATATAAGGAGCAACAAAAGATGAATGAATTAAAGGTATTTGAGAATGAAGAATTCGGCAAGATTAGAGCGGTGATGATTGACAATGAACCATGGTTTATGGCCAAAGATGTAGCAGTAGTTTTAGGTTACAAAAATGGTCGTGATGCTCTTGCGAAGCATGTTGATAATGAAGATAGGGGTGTAGCAAAATGCGACACCCTTGGAGGAACGCAAGATTTGACAATAATTAATGAATCTGGTGTGTATGCACTCGTTTTTGGCAGCAAGCTTGAGTCCGCAAAACGTTTTAAGCACTGGATTACCCATGACGTCCTTCCTACAATTCGCAAAACAGGTGGTTATGTAGCAAATGATGATCTCTTTATTAATACGTATTTACCCACTGCTAATGATGCCACAAAATTGATGTTCCGTACAACTCTTGCGACAGTCCGGCAGCTCAACGAGGAAAAACAGCAGCTTCAGCAAACGATTTCTGTTCAGGCCCAGCAAATTTCAGAAATGCAGCCTAAAGTAACATATTACGACATCGTGCTTAATTGTAAGGATCTTGTAGCTATTTCTGTAATCGCAAAAGATTATGGATGGAGTGCAAAACACATGAATCAGTACTTGCATGAAAAGGGCGTTCAGTATAAGCAGGGCTCTATTTGGCTGCTTTACCAAAAATATGCTTCGAGTGGTTATACAAGTACTAGAACGTATACTTATCAAGATTGGAAAGAAGAATCACATACGGATATTCGAACATATTGGACTCAGAAGGGTAGATTGTTTATTTATGAGCTGATGAAGTCAGATGGTAATCTGCCGCTTATTGAACAGGAAGGAGCTATTAAATATGAGCACTGAAATTCTTAATGGAAAAATTACATTTACGAGGCTTGGTGAAGAACATGGTTGTCTCTCTGTCAAGCTGACTATTGAAGGAGCTGGTTGGGGTTGTGGCTTCGGGGACTATTGCCTCGATCATTGGTGCGCTAAAGCTGGAGAGTATTCATCTAGTGATGGTTATGGCGCAATAATTGAACTTATGAAAACTCTTGAAGTTGAATCTTGGGAGGATCTTAAGGGGCAATATGTGCGAGTTGAGTTCGAAGATTGGGGCGGTAAAATTCTTCGAATTGGACATTTAATGAAAGATAAGTGGTTTTCTTTCAAGGAGTACTTTGAAATAGTAAAAACGAATCAGCATAATACACCATAATATGAATAATTTGTAAATTACTCATCTAAGCTATTGACAAATCAATCCTTTTGTGTTATAATTACTACAGTACAAAGGGATTGATTATTTTTACAAGGAGATTTAGTATGCAAATTAGTATTAATGTTGATGAGACGCAGTTCAAAGAGTTGATGGATAAGTCACTTGCTACGCTACCAGAAGAAAAGCTTCAGGAAGTTGTTTTAGAAGGTTTTCGAACGTATTTAACTAACACTAATGTATTGAAAGAGCTAACAATGGAGAAAGACTCTTGGGGTTACGAAATGAAACCCACGCAGTTTTTGAAAGAGATTATGCTTAGAGCAACTAAGACAAACAAGTTAAATGACTTACGGGACGAAATGATTGAGGTTATTAGAGAAAATTTTGATGAGATTATCCATAAGGCAATGGCGCAGATTGTTTGTAATGGAATATTCACCGGAATGGAAAGCTCTATTAGTCGTATAGCACAAACAACTTGTAATCAAATCATCAACGAAAGGAAAGAATATGGAAATTAAGACAGAAGTAAAAGTATATAACGTTGATATGGAATGCCCTCAGTGTCATAAAGGGAAAATGCGCCCAACAGGGGCATGTCTGGATCTTTTTCCACCTACATATCCACATAAATGCACGAAATGTGGATATCTTGAAAATTATCATCAGACATATCCATATATGACTTATGAGAAACAGAATGCCGAAGAAGTTGTTAAAAAGCACTTGAGAAAGACGCGTCAGAGCGAGTTTTTAAAGATGTTCCCGAACGCGATTTTGACTCCGGAAGGCAATATAGTCATATGTCCCGCCAAGGTTGATGCAACACACAAATGCCACTTGACCAATACGAATTCATTGGCATGTAAAAAATGCGTGCAAACCTACTGGCTGACCGAAATTGAAGATGAAAGTGAGGACGAAACATGATTCATGTTGATTTGCCGTATGATTTTGGAACATTTGTAAAAGTGAAAGACGAGGAATCCAATCTAATTCGTTATGGTAGTGTAGCGACATACGAGGTTATGGATGATGGATATCTAATTTGGGTTTCTGGTTACAAGGAACCTTGGTGCGGGGTGTATTTACCAGATATGGTTGAGCTAATGAGTGATGATGAAATTGAGGTGCTAGTGAAAAAATATGAGGCAATGTTTGAATAAATTAATTGATGAAGAAATAATTGATAAAGTATTAGAGTTTAGAATAAAAGTAAAAACAAATACTGGCAAAGAAAAATGGATTCTTTTTTCGGATATAAAAGGATATATTAGTTCTGCACTATCTTGTAAGCGCGATGATGGCGCACCATGCATTGAGTTTAACATGGAATGCTGTGGCTACACAAGACAGATTATTGATGCATTATAAAAATATAATTTTGAGAGGCAATTACAATGATCGATTGCAAAAATTTAATTATTGAAGACATCACGCCATGGCACGGCGATGTGTTTGATCATCCGATCTATGAGTACTCTTGTAAACTGTCTAAAAAGAAAATCATACCTCATATTCATTGCAATTATAAGCGATGTAAAGATTATGTCCCTGTTAATGAAGATGAAAGTATGAATTATAAGAAAGGAAATTAACAATGAAAGACTGTAAAGACTGCAAATATTTTAATGGATATGACTATGATGACGGCACACCTGAGTGTGATTACGAAGGAGGATATGAGGCTTGTCCGTACTGCTGTGAAGGAGATGCGGAAAAAGATAAATGCAAAATCACACTTGATATGCCCGATATTACGACATTTATCAAGCACACTGTTGCTAATACAGTTCACAAAGCAGTATATGATATGATTGATATTTGTGTTAAGTCAATGGTAAAGGACAAAATTGAAGACATTGCGGAAGCATATGTTAAAGAATCGCTTAAGAAAGTCGTTGACGATGAGATTAAGGCTTATATGCAAAAGGAGATTACTATAGGTGGCGGATGGCGTGAACCTGACAGAAAGCTGAGCAGGAATGAATATCTTGCTGAATGCACAGCTAAAGTCATTGACGAAAAGCTCAACCCTGAAAAAGTTGCAGATATAGTTAGAAACTATTGTCAGAGAACCATCGATGACAACGTTGAAAGGATTAAAGTTGCTGTTAACACAGGCATAAAAACTCAGTTTGACGAAACAACAAGAAAAGCGCTGTCAGATAATGTTGTTTCAATGCTTATGGCGGGAGATACATATAAGAGACTTTCGGACAGTATGGAGAGAATACTGAAATAAGCGAAGATGAAAGGAAGAATAGAATGGATGCTGTAGAATTTCTGAAACAAAAAACAAGATTGTGTGATACTAGTGATTGTGTGGATTGTCCACTTTCCAGTTGCAATAATGGTAAACCTGATTGTGATTGTAGTAATTTTATTCTGGTATTTCCTGAAGAAACAGTTGCGAAAGTAGAAAAATGGGTTACAGAACATCCGCCGAAAACAAGACAAATTGAGTTGTTGAAATTATTTCCTATGACAAGAATGATAGATGGAGTAATTGATATATGTCCTATAGCTTTTGTAGCGAAACCTGATGGTTCGAGGGAGTGTTTAATGACCGATAATCTACCAATAAGTCAAAATTGCGAACAATGTAAACGTCAATTTTGGCTTACTGAAATAAAGTAGCGATAGGAGGAATGTGGAATGAAGCTATATTTTTTAGCTCGTTCGGGAGAAGAGAGGCTGCTTGCTACAGTGGATACTGAGGAAGATGCGTTTCGTGAAATTCAGAAGTTTTTGGACGAGCATAATTTTAAAAGCTATTATACACGAACGTGGATCGTTCCTGAAGAAAATAATGCAATATATGTTGATTTTGGTTCTTGGTCTGAATATATGGTTATCAGGAGAGATTAAATGATTAATGTTCGGAAAAATTTAATAGGTGTAGTTTTTGGAAGACTTATCGTTCTAGAACGAGCAAATGACTACGTTAGCCCTTCTGGGCACCAAGATACTCAATGGTTGTGCGAATGTTCATGTAAGGACCATAACAAGATAATTGTTCGAAGAAACAATTTGGTGTCTAAACATACTACTTCTTGTGGATGCTTATCAAGAGAACAAGCAATACAACGGTTAAAAAAGTATAATAAATATGATTTGTCTGGTGAATATGGAATTGGCTGGACTTTAAATGCTAATGATGAATTTTATTTCGATTTAGAAGATTATGATAAAATAAAAGACTATTGTTGGTTAACTGCTGTTAAGGGGAATCGGTATAGATGTCTGCGTGCTGATTTATGTTCGCCTAGTAAAGAAAAAAGTATTCAAATGAGTAATGTAGTTATGGGGAAGAATTGTGATCATATTAACAGAAACCCATTAGACAATCGAAAAGAAAATTTGAGATTTGCAACACCTACCGAAAATGCTAGAAATGCATCAATAGGCGTTAACAACACATCTGGATTTATCGGTGTTTTTTGGGAAAAGGATCGTAACAAGTGGTCTGCTCAAATTGTAGTTAATTATCATAATATACGTCTTGGAAGTTTTGAAAATAAAGAAGATGCTATTATTGCTCGATTGAAAGCGGAATATAAATATTTCGGTTGCGATTTTGCCCCTCAACGCCATTTGTTTGAAAAATATGATATTAATGACGAATAGAAAGGAAAATGAAAGGGTGATAATTATGATCAAGGAAGTTGAGCAAATATATGATTATGTTTCTCAGATGGAGGATTTATATTATTCGAAGCTAACGGGAGGAGAAAATCCAACATCTGCTGATATGATCGTAATGGCTCAAACGTCAGCATTCCAAAGAGTTAGATATTTTATTGAGAGTTTGGAAGAAGAGAAAGAGCGAGGAAAGGAAAATGACAATTGAAGCAATTAAACAGATGCTCGGTACTTCTACATATGATTTTTTAAGGAATAACGAGCATCTTGGTGATAATATTATGTTTCTTACACTTGGTGGTAGTTATGCCTATGGAACTAATATAGAAACTTCAGATATAGATATCCGGGGTTGTGCTTTAAATACCAAGGAAGAAATATTAACCAATAAGAAATTTGAACAGTTTGTAAATGAAGAAACTGATACTACTATTTATGGATTTAATAAGATTGTTGGTCTTCTAACGAATGTGAATCCTAATACTATTGAGTTATTGGGTTGTAAACCAGAGCATTATTTATACATATCTCCTATTGGTCAGGAGCTTTTAGATAATAAGAATATGTTTCTTTCAAAGAAATGTGTACACTCATTTGGGGGATATGCCTCAAGTCAGTTGCGTCGTTTGGATAATAAGGCGGCACGAGACTTGGGTCAGTTTCAGCAGGAAGCTCATATTTTGAACAGTATTAAAAACGCAGCTTGTTCGTATAAAGAACGTTATTTTGAGCACGAAGAAGACGCAATTAAGCTGTATATTGATGAGTCGGCACAGGAAGATTATGACACTGAAATTTTCATGGACATTAATTTAAAGCACTATCCTTTGAGAGATTGGAAAGGTATGTGGTCTGATATGAACAATATTGTTAAAGATTATTCCAAGCTTGGCAAGCGCAATGCTCATGCTGCTTCTCACGGTAAGCTGGCAAAGCATATGATGCATTTAGTACGATTGTATCTGATGTGTTTTGACATTCTTGATAATGGAGAGATTGTTACTTATAGAGAAAAGGATCATAATTTTTTAATGTCTATTAGAAACGGTGATTATTTAGACGAAAATGATAAGCCGACCAAAGAATTCTTTAATATTGTGGATGAGTTGGAATCTCAGCTAGAGATGAAGAAAAATAGTACTATGTTGCCGGAAACTCCAGATATGAAGCAAATAGAAAAATTTGTTATGAGCGTTAATGAAAGAGTTGTCAAGGGAGAAATGTGAATGTCGGAGAAAATTAAAATATTTGGTGAACACCTAATGCCTGTGTTTGAGCGAATAGGTATTTATCCAAAAAATATTTATCATGGCAAGATAGATAAGTTTGAACATTTTGAGGTTTGGGAATTGACTCTTGAGGAATTTGCGAAAATGAATAGTATATCTCATGATAGATATCATGCTATTATGCCTAATGGCTCTTGGTGGGTTCCAGCGGCAAAGGATTTTGATATGCAAGGTGAATAAAATGACAGAAAAGATAGTGGTAGGTAACAAAGTTGAGAACTATAAACAGGCAACGTTAGTTAGTTTTAGTCAGATTGATAAAACATGGTGTGTTGATACTACTATTCCAAAACATTATAATAGATTTCTTAGGCAAGGTTGGAAGCTTGTTAGGGAATATGTTTATGATAATGGAGAGATTATTGGTGGGGTTTTTGAGGCACCAGAAAGAGCAATTACTGTTCGAAGTGTTACGAAGGAATAAGAAATATGAGTAAATAAATGTAAATGATTTGTAAATTAATATCCTGATATATTGACAATTGTCTGTTTTTGCTGTATAATATTTACAGTACAAAGTGATTGGGAAGGAGACTTGTTGAGATGTCGGGATTTTTTATTATCATACCCTTGTTCATGATGGAATTATACTGGATAAACCAGTATTTTGCGGATTGATTACAAAACAAAGTGATTGAGGTGGTGAAAACACATGGCAAAATCACAAAAAAATCAAACTTTTGTGCTAAAAATTAATACTAAATATTTATCGAAATATAATTGGCATTTAACTTTTAAACTAAGTGAAATTAGAAAACAGCCACAATTGGTAGTTAGTCTTGGCTCGTCTCAAGTATTGAGATGGTTAGAAAAAGAACAATGCCGTCAAAATAATGATTTTGAAGCAACAAAAATTAAACGAGAAATTAAACAAATCAAAAAACAAGAGAATAGCATTGAGAATAAGAAACGAATTAGTACTTTGTACGATCAGTTATATGAAAAACAATTTCAACAAGATTATTTAATGCTTGTTATGGATTCTCCAAAGGACTATAGATATGTATGTAAACATGGATTCAAAATAACTATTGATTATGGGCATACCATTAGGACTGTAGAATATAAAAGGTTTCTTGGAACCGCAGGTTCTATTAAAAAGAGCACTATTATTTTTGTCAATAAAGAAGTTCATGATATCTTAATGACAAAAATTAATAATGGACGCTATGAGGGACCCAAAGGGGACGAAGCACCTAAAAAATACAATGATATTGATTTAAATTATAAATTTATTGCAGCAAAAATCAATGCTTATTTTGCGTTACAATGTTCTGCTAGTATTGCCGTTCCTTGGCCACGCATTATTGTAATTAATGATGTGCATACGAAGTTCAAGGATGTCGTAAGACTTGTGAAGAACACTGGTGGTGATAATCCAGAATGGCCAAGTGTGACGGATGATATTAAGACGGAAATAGAAATTAATACTTGTGATGGTATGGGATTTATTTCTCCTGAAATGAGTGCTGAGTGGGCAAGAGCCCTAAATGAAGGCGATGAACCGTTATCTGGGTTTAATACTCGTTGTGCATTCTTGAAGGGGATGGTATTTACGGTAGATTTTAAGAAATTTGCTGAAGAAATGGCGCATACATACATTATTAAAGACGCATGGGGAGACAAGAGAGACGTAAGGGATGCGGACGTTATTCTCACTGTTTCTATGTTAAAATTATGGGACTCGTATGCTGGCTATGAAGATTATTATAATAACTGTATGAAAAATGAATATGAGTTTTGTATTGCAAAAAGTACACCTCATGAACTACGTAATGTTCACACTACAAACTATCAATATCTTCAGGATTTTTCATTTACAGATGCGCAGATTGATGAGTTAATCAAACCTACTGTTACAGGAATTAAGGAATGTCTAGGGTTAGATTGGACAAAACTTATTTTATATATGTGTGGTACTGGACTTGACGAAAAGAATGTATTGTATATGGATCCTATGTGTAAGGCAATTATGGCAAATCCAGAACTCGTTCAAGATCCTTATGTGAGATCTAAAGTTAGTAGGATGATTCAAAAACGAATTAATTCGGCAAAGATAGGTGTATTGGACGTAGAGGGTGATTATAGTATTGCGGGCAATGACCCATATTCATTATTACAGCATATGTTTGGTCTAGAGGTTACTGGTTTGTTAAAAAAGGGAGAGTGTTATCATCAGTATTGGAAGGACAGAGGAACAAAAGAAATTTGTATATTTCGGGCTCCAATGACAACAATTGAGAATGTGTGTAAACTTAGTGTTGTAACTAACTTCGAGACGGAGAAATGGTACAAGTATATCAAAACATGCATCATACTTAATAGTTGGGATACTACGGCAATGAGATGTAATGGAGAAGATTATGATTCGGATTCAAATTTTTGTACAGACAATAGAGTTTTACTGGATGCCTTTGAGTACAAAACTACTCTGATGTGCGTACAGGATAGTATGTCCAAGAAAGTACCGACTGAGGAAGATTATATAAAATCTGACATTAATGGTTTTGGTGATGCTATTGGAAGTGTTACGAACAAGGCAACAAACATGATTTCTTTGAGAGCTCAGTTTGATCCAGACAGTGAAGAATATAGGAGACTAACGTATAGAATTAGTACAATGATGAACTATCAGCAAAACGCTATAGATAGAATTAAGGGCGTTGTCGCCCGTCCAGTGCCTAAAGAATGGTTAAATTCAAAAATGTTTAAAATTAAGGACAATGATGATGAAGATACTATTAGAGATAAGCAAATAAATACTAACATAGCAGCAGAAATTAAACCGTGGTTTTTTATCTATCGCTATTCTCAGTTAAAAAAAGAGTTAGATGAATATATTAAAACTGTTAGATCAAATTGTAAAATTAGGTTTGGTAAAAGTTTAGATGAATTATACACTTCAAATGACAAAACCGAGGAAGAGGAATTATTTGTATATAACTACGAAAAATATATGCCTGTGAGCAGAGCACCTGGAACAATGAACCGTATTTGTTGGAGAATTGAAGATGAATTTCAGACTGTAGATGTATTTCCTGATATTGAGTTTGATTATTCAATATTAAAAAGTAATATGACGTATGCTCACGAAGAATACGTATCAGTTCAACAGTTGTATGATGAATATAATAAAAATATGCAATTATTTTTAAAGGGTATTAAGAAAAATGAGTCTTCTAAGGAAGAGAGAGATGCATTTATGTCTCGACTGATTGAAGATTTTACTATTGCTTGCTATGAGAAATGCCCAAATACAGAAGCATTAACTAACATTCTTATCGACATATGTTACACATCAAATAAGAATAAGTCATTTGCGTGGAATATTGCTGGAGAACAGATTTTTAATAATGTTTTAAAAAATAATGGATATAAACTTCAATATCCAATCAAGGATAAAAATGGGAATATAGAGTTTTGTGGTCATAAATTCTCTTTATATACACAACAAGTAGGTGGTGATTTAGATGTTGATTCTGAATGAAGCAAAATATGCAAAGACAATCTATGATGGAAAAAATCAAGAAGAAAAATTTACTCTTGCTAAACTTAGATATATTACTAGATACCTGTTATATGTTGAACATATAGCTGATGATGAAAATTATATAAATACTGTAGCGTGGATGAAAAAATATCATGAAAATTTTGAGGAAAGTTATTATTCTAAATTGATTTCCGATGCTATAGAACAAGCACACAAATATCCATTTTATAATATTGAGAGTATTAAGATCACCCGGTCTGAATTGGACGTCATATCTTCTTTAGATAATTTGAGAGCAGAAAAAATTTTGTTTGTGTTGTTATGCATGGCAAAGCAGCAAAGCGTCTCGTGTGGTTTTACAAATGGTCTTGTAAAGTATTCTATTGTGGATTTGTGTAAAATGGCAAGAATATCAGTCCCCGCTGACGATAGAGAATATATTTTACATTATATTTTACAACATGGATTTTTAGAATGCCCAAAGAAGAATAATACTAAATGCTTGATTGTCAATTTTATTGATAATAGTGATGATGTGGTACTCAATCTTGGCGATATTGATTGTCAAGAACTTGCGTATGTTTATTTAAGCTGGAAGAATAATGGCAAAGGATATGGTTATTGTGAATGTTGTGGACGACTTATGAAAAAATCTAAAACGAATCCTAAGAGGTTTTGTGAAGATTGTTCTAAAATTGTAGGAGAGGTTCCCGATGATAAAAAAGTTGTTTTATGTGTAGACTGCGAAAAGCCTGTGTTTATAGATAATATGAACACAAGAACCTGTCGGTGTGAAGAATGTCAACGAAAAAAGCAGTTGGAATATCAAAGAGCTTCCATGAAAAAGCTTAGAGAGAAAGAATAGGTTGTGAAGTGACCATTTTAATTTCATACAGTGCAAAGTGATTAGGAAAAACTTAGGGGGAAATACGCCTGATAAAAAAATAGGTCGAGATTTTCCTAATGAGAGAAAATAAGAAATGATTATTCTCTTAACATTTTTAAATACGAAACATACAAAAGGAGAAAACGAATTATGGATGAACTTATGAATATTTTAGCGGAAGTTCCAGAGTCAATAGCAAATCTTCAGCTTCCTGATCCAGAGCTTAGAGACTATTACAGAGATGAGCAGGATAGAATTTTCTGGGTTGATGGGGCAATTGATGAATCTACACTCGATTTAGTAAAATTTATCTTTAGATGTAATAAAGAAGACGGCAATAAGCCAATTGAGGAACGTAAAAGAATACTCATTATGATTGATTCTCCTGGAGGTTCGGTTGAAGTATTGTCATCTATTATTGGGGCAATGAAAATTAGTAAAACACCATGCTGGACATGTTGCTATTGTAATGCTTATTCAGCAGCTGCAGATTTATTGGCTTGTGGACATAAAAGATTTGCCTTACCGATGACTTCTATGATGTTTCACGCAGGTTCTGCTTGTTATCAAGGTAGTCAAAATGATATTGACAAGGCAAAAAGGTTTTTTGACGCTATGGGTAAAAGAGTTAATGATGAAGTCAACTCAAAAACTAAATTTGATAGTAAATTTATGAAAAAATTAAAAACTGATGATATGTATATGGATGAATGTCAAGCTCTGGAAATGGGTGTTATTGATGAGATTATTAATGATTTTTGTGATATAATTTGAGGTTAAATAAAATATGTGTCAGTCAATAAATTTACAAAAGAAAACTTCTATGCGTGGGAAACAAAATAAAAAAGATAATTCATATTGGTATGATGATGAATTACAATGTTATGTATTCTATTGGGAAGATCGTGAAAAAGTTATGTTAATTGACAAATGTGATTTTGCAGAAGTTAATAAGTATCGTTGGAAATACTTTGAACGTAAAGATGGGTATATTAGAGTATTGGCAAGAGTTGATGGTGTTGAAATGTCTTTATTAAGATTTTTAGGTCTTTCTGGATACGATCATAAAGATAGAAACCCATTAAATAATTTAAGAACTAATTTAAGACCTGCAACTTTTAATGCAAATGCGCAAAACCGTAATAAACAAAAAAATAATACTAGTGGAGTTATTGGAGTTGTATGGCACAAACAAAGCCAAAAATGGGAATCTAGAATTAATATTACCGGTAAAAGAAAAACACTTGGTAGGTTTAAGGATATAATAGATGCAATTAAATCACGTTTAATGGCAGAAATGCAATATTACGGAGAATTTGCTCCACAGAAACACTTATATGAACAATACGGGGTTGTAGACACATATAATTCATAAAAAGGAGCCAAGCTATGGCAAAAAAGAAAGATAAGATTAAAATTTTTTTCGTTGGCGAAGCAGCAAATGATGTTACGGGTTCGTCTATCTGGATACAAACTCCAGATAGACAGATTCTGCTAGAATGTGGATTATTTCAGAGTTGTGGTAGCACTCTTGAGACATACAAAGTAAATAATAAGCATTTTGAATTTAAACCCAAAAATATAGATTATTTGTTCTGCCTTCATAATCACAGTGATCACATCGCGTTGTCCCCTCGTTTATATGCAAAAGGATGTACAGCACCAATGATTATGCCACAAGGTTCATATGAAATTGCGGAAATCCTTCTTAGAGATAGTGCCAATATTATGAGAGCTGATGCAGAAGAGCTATCTCTTAAATTTAAAAGAGATTATGCTCCAATTTACACAGATTCGGATGTTAATATGTGTCTTCAGCATTATACTGAATATCCAATTGGAGATATAATTCAGTTAGATGAATATGTAAAATTTAGATTTGTTCCTTCGGGACATATTCTGAATAGTGCACAGATAGAGCTTTGGATTACTTGTGGTAATTTAACTAAAAAAATTGTATATACATCTGATCTTGGTAACGTTCATATTAAAAAGTATTATGCAAATACTTTTGAACCTATTAAACGAGCGGATATTTTAATTGGGGAAACTACTTATGCTCGTCAACCTAAAATTGCAGACGCAAAGATGAGAGAAAAAGATTTAGAAAAACTCGAAAGTGTAATTAGACAGACGTGTTGCGAAGACCGTGCGAGAATTCTCATTCCAGTTTTTGCTAACGATAGGGCGCAAAATATGCTTACATATTTGTACGACACCTTTGGTAACGATGAAGCTTTTGATATTCCTGTTTTAATTGATTCGCCTATGGCAATACGTTGTTGTAAAGCTTATTCTTGTATGTTAGACGGTGAAGATGCAAAAAAATGGGAAACAGTTTTGCAATGGAAGAATATTCATCTTGTTGAGGATTCTGTTGAAAGCAAAGAGTGGAGAGATGCTAACATTCCTGTTGTGGTGCTAGCTAGTTCTGGAATGATTGTCAAAGGAAGGTCTACTGGTTGGGCATGTAGCATGTTACCTAAAGTTAAAGATAGAATCGTTTTCTGTGGCTTTTCGGCAGAAGGAAGTATAGGGGCTATTATCAAAGAAGGTAAACAGAAAACTATTACCATTTCGGGCAAAAAATGTGTAAATAAATGTCAAGTGACTAATCTTATGAGTTTTTCTAGTCATGCTCAGAGAGATACGCTTTTAGACTATTATAGTTCTGTACAATGTGAAAAAATCATATTGGTACATGGGGAAATGTCAGGCAAGCTTGACTTTGCTAAAGAGTTGCAGGAAAAAATTTTTAATAATGACAATACAGGTAAAGTTGTAGTAGCGCAGCGTGGATATGAGCTGTCCATATAACATAAAGTGATTGATATACAAAGGAGTAAAAGGATATGGCTAAACAGGGAGTAAATAAGAAATATTCAGTTTCGGCAAGTGGTGTTTTAAACATAGAAAATGGCATTTTGACTATTTCAGTAGAAGATATTGGAGATTTTCGTCTTGATGTACTGTTGCGTGATTTTGATGGCTGTCCTATCAAGTTTACAGCGGTATATGACGAGGAACAGGAATCCCCAGAGGTTGTTAATGTTGAAACGGGAGAAATTGTAGAATAGTAGCTAGAATCAATCAAGCCTCTCAACGATGCTCAACCCGATTGGACTTTCGTAAAGGTTGGTGCGGAACCTTCAAATCCGCACTTTTGCTCTGATAGCTCAGTTCGGTAGAGCACCTGACTTTTAATCAGGATGTCATAGGTTCAAATCCTATTCGGAACATCCATTAGCCTAGTTGATTATGTTTGCGGTTGTGTGGTTCAGCTCATTACTTGACTACTATTCTAGCAAGAAATCTATTCGCTGCAGAGAAGGTTCTTCGGACGCTAGGCATATAACAGCATAAGTAATTGGTAGCATCAAGTGCGAGTGCTTGGAATGGAGGTTCGAACCCTTCTGCTGTTTTTTTATACAATAAAAAAATAAAGATAAGGAGAAAAATAATATGATTATTACAAGAGAAAAGATTATCCATGAGCTGTCTGATAAATGTCAGTTTTATCAACGAGACATTAGGGTATTGCTTCGTGGACTTGATGAAATTGTCAAAGAGCATTTTAGTGAGGTTGCAGATGATGAAGAAGTGGTTCTTCAGCTCGTCGAAGGAATTAAAGTTGGATTTAAGGTGGTTCCTGAAAGACAAAGAAAAAATCCCGCAACAGGGGAAGATGTAATTTGTTCGCCCACATGTAAGCCATTCACTAAATTTAGTATGCCCTTACGAGACAGTATTCAAGAAGCATATGAAAATAGAAAAAAAACATCAAAAGAGACGTAATGTCTCTTTTTTTGTTATATAAGAAAGGATAGAAGATATGGAAGAGATACTAAAGAAATTACCTGAAGAAAATGAAAGTCAATATATTTGGAAAGTTGGACAAGCAAAGGATGCAGGCTTAGTTACTGAAACTTGGGAACAACTTGCTCCAAGGCTTAATATAGAGCTTGGTATAGATGATACTGAGTGGAGGGGTGAGTCGGCTTTTCGTAAAAAATACAGAGTTATGCAACAGGCATATGATGATGTATTTAGTAAAAAGCAATTTGCTGAGGAACATAAGGATAAGATATCTGATGCAACCAAAGAACTCTATATAGCAAAAAAACAATTCGAAGATCAGAGACGTGAATGTCGCAAGTTCTGGACCTCAGAAGCGAGATTTGAACATTTAACTAATAAAATAATAGAATCTGTAAATTTTTTGTGTGAACAGCAGCCACTAACTTTTAATGATTTTTATATTGGAGAGTCATATAAGGATGCGGTACTTTGCATGGCAGATTTCCATTATGGAATGATAACGGAAAATATTTGGAATAAATATAATACTGATATTTGTCGTCGGCGTGTACAAGAGCTTATCAATAAGACCATAAGGTACTTACAGCTTCATGATGTGCGAACATTACATGTGTTGCTTTTAGGCGACGCAGCTCATGGAGCTATCCATGCTAGTGCAAGAGTAGCATCCGAGGAGGATGTTTGTGATCAGATCATTAATGTATCCGAAATAATAGCAGAAGCAATCAACACATTATCCCAATATGTTCAGACAGTGAATATATACGCTACATACGGAAATCATTTAAGAACTGTGCAAAATAAAAATGATAGTATTCATTCAGATAATATGGAAAAATTAATACCTTGGTGGTTAAAACAAAGACTTCGTGATAATCCAAAAATATCAATCATTGAAAGTGAATATTATGAATTTATTTATTTAAACGTTCTTGGATATGATATTGTAGCAGCACATGGCGATTTAGAGAAATTTAAAAATTTTGGAGTTACGGTTAATACATTATTCTCGAAAAAGTATGGTAGAACAATTGATTATACTATTAGCGCAGACAAGCATCATATTGAGGAGTTTGAATCTTTAGGTATTGAGTCCATACTTACACGTTCGTTATGTGGTACTGACGAATATTCCAATAACAACAGATTGTACTCTGCCCCAGGTCAAACATTGATGATTTTTAGTAGTTCTGAGGGTAGAGAATGTACTTATAATATCAAATTAGATTAAAAATGAAAGTAGTTAAGGAGATTAAATTAATATGAATATAGAAAATCAGAATATAAAAAGTAAATTAGTTTTTGATTATCGTGCGTGTCGAGCACTTTTAAAGAAGGGCTTGCAGGTAATAGACATAAAGCCTCTCAAGACTGATAAAACAAAGCCAGTGATAGTTTTTGCTGACACGCCTGAGTTTCAAAAGGCTTTTGCTGAAATTACAGAAGAACTTAAGAAAAAAGACGAAGCCAAGAATGAATCTTCGGCTGAAATAGTCGATTAATGCCATAGTGGTCATTTTCGAAGAAAGGAGTGATACCTGTGGCAGGTCGTGCAATGGGTCCAAAAAAGAGATCGGATGACCCAATTAATAAAGAAGAATTTTTATGTTATTATTGTGGGAATAAAAAAGTAAGGTCGAAATTCTATGCATCTACGGATCCGTTCAATACCGTGGGCGTCATCCCTTATTGCAAGGAATGTATTGAAAAAATTGCTCGTAACTACAATAAGACTTCAAAACAGTTTGGAGATGTAACTAAGCAATCTTTGTGTGCGGCACTTGAAAGAATGGATTTGCCTTATCTAGATATACTTTGGGAAGCGTCATACAAAGAGGTTAATGCTCCAGATTTAGATAGACCAAAGACAAATGTATGGGCAGCTTATATTAAAAATGTCAAATTGCCTCAATATAATGGAATGCGTTGGCGTGATGGAGATTTGTTTAAAAAGGGCGAAGAAGTACATTCGGAGAGTACTAGTGTAGAGCAAAATCCAGAAGTTGTAGAAGAATATGAGAAGAATAAAAAAGATGTTATTAGATTAATTGGGTATGATCCTTTTGACAAAGAAGCAGAAGAAGATAAGCCTTTGTTGTATGCTCAATTAATTGGCTATATAGATTCAGATGGTAATAATGATGATATGACACGTGTGTTAGATTCTATCGAAATTGTTCGTGGTTATCTTCAGCTTCAAAAATTGAATGATATGTCCGCTAGGGCTTTTGCTAATCTAGGAGCAACTGGTCAATCTGGTGAAATTAAAAATTATATGGACACTAAGAAAAAAGTTGCTGATGTTATTAGTCAACTTGCAGAACAATCATGCATTAGCTTAAAGCATAATAAGAATTCCAAGAAGGGCGAAAATACATGGACGGGTAAAATTAAAATGATTAAAGATTTGAACCTTCGTGAAGCGGAGGTTAATGGTTTTGATATTGGTACATGTCGTGGAATGCAGCAAGTTCTTGAGCTTAGTGACGCTTCTATAATGAGACAATTGCAGCTTGATGAATCTGAATGGTCTGATATGGTAGCAGAGCAGCGTGATACTATTGTTAGATTGCGATCTGAGAGAGACGTGTATCGAGAAATTAATCGTTTGCTACTTAGAGAGAATATTGATCTTAGAGATGTTTTGGCTGAGAATGATTTACTTGATGAATCTAATTTACAAAATTTAAAACAATTATTCTCTACATTTGGTGATATTGATAAAATTGAAGAAGTAGAAGATGATGATTTACAAGAGGAAGAACCAAGTGAGGTGATTCCGAATGAATAATTTAGATTTTAGTAAATACCAATTTAAAATTGTAGAAAATATTGACGATGCAGATTTATTAAATATGTTTGCACAAGATAATGTTGTTTATGTGAAACCGGGTACTTATGCTATGTCTTCTAGGAAGCTGGAAGCATTAATGAAAATTGCATATATTCAAAAATATTATCAATGTAATCCTGTAAGATTTATTGATAATTTTTTTAATATTGAATTGTTGGATGCACAGGCTTATATAGTACAAAGAACTTGGAACTGTCCCAATGTGTTGGTTTTGGCTAGTAGAGGTTTTGGGAAATCTACTGTAATTGACTTGATCGTGATGGCAAAAGACATGCTATTTACTAATATATGGACGTATATTGCTTCAGGTACTGGTGGACAGGCTGAACAAACTTTTACTAAACTTGAACAGATTGCTAACGATGGCATTGATGAAATGCGTGGTTCAACTGGATATATTTTTAAAAATGAAGTTGAAATTAATAATGCAGCGGGAGACGGGTTTAGTCATGGTAGTAATGGTTTTAAATACAGTTTATACAATGGTTCGTTTACTCAGACGTTGAACTCTAATATAGATGCCAAAAGAGGAGCCCGTGGTTCTGTAATTTTTGATGAGTGTGGTTTTTTGTCTACTGAAATGCTTAAGGTCTATGGTGCTTTTGCGGCGGTTAATAAAAATTTTGCCCTTGGTAAGGATAGAGACGGACATTCTATTGATCCAATTCGTCTTCGTACATTTGCGACGAATATACCAAACCAAAAATTTTATATTAGTTCTGCTTCTGATACAGATACTGAATTTTATAGATTGTATAGAGAATTCAGTAAAAAACAATTAATGGGTGATAGGGATTATTGTGTTGTACAAGTTGATTGTGAAGTAGTGTTAAAGCCAACCATTCATGGAGAAGTTGTTAATGCCCTTTTAACAAGGAGTACCATTGAAACTGAAATGCGCACAAACCCAGAGAAAGCAAGAAGAGAATATTATTGTGAATTTACATCGTCTGCGGGAGCAGAAGCTATTATTAAACGTGGTGTAATAGCAAGGAATAGTGAAACTCGTGCACCATTATTGTACAATGATACAAATCAAAAAAAGTTTATTATTGCATATGACCCTGCAAGAAGCCGTGATAATAGTGTAATTCTTGTAATGGAGCTTTATATTGACGAGCAAACTGGTCAATACAAAGGTAGATTTGTGAATTGCGTAAATCTAATTGATATTGGTAAAAAACGAAAAAGTCCAATGCAGACTCCCGACCAAATTAGATATCTTAAAGAATTAATTCTTGCATATAATGGAGATGCACCAGACTATGAAAATATCGAAGGTATTTATATAGATGCGGGTGCTGGTGGTGGTGGAGTAAATGTCGCTGACTATCTAATGGAAGATTGGACTGACGATAAAGGTGTAATTCATAGAGGACTTATAGATAAGGAATATAGCTCTGATTATGTAGGTAAATTCCCCAATGCTATTGATAAAGTGCGCTTAATGTCACCCACTCAATTTAAGTCTACGATGTGTGAGGCATTAATAGAAATGTTGAATATGGATTTGATTAGTTTTACGAACGATTATGATAATAAGGGTTATTTAACTTTATTTGAAACTGATGAAAAAATGGTTAGTAAAATTAGAAAAGATATTGAAAATAAACATAAAAATTTATCAAAAGAAGAGATTAATAAAAAAATACAAGAGGAATTGCAAAAGTCTTCATATATTAAAACTAAAATTGTAAAGCTTGATCCATATCAGGAAATTGCATTAAGTAACATTGATGCAATGAAGGAAGAAATGGTGAATATAGTGCGTAAGAAAAGAGAGTCTGGAAAGGATTCTTTTGATTTAATACCTGAAAAAGCAACACGCTTGCATGATGACCGTTTTTATTGCGCGTGTCTTTGCGGTTATGCTTTGTCGGAAAAACGGCGTGAGAACATAACGTCTCGACGTAAACCGAATGCTAATCTTGCTGAAATGTTTACTCTAACAAGAGCAAAGCCAGTTAATAAATTATTTGGATAAGGAAGGACGGTGAAGCGATAATGGCTGAAAAAACAACAAAAGAAAAGATTGAATATTTGTCACAAAAGGAGCAAAATGAATATCTTTCAAATCAGGATAAAGGAAAAGCAAATTTTGCTAAATTGAAAGACATATTGCAATTAATTAATCTTGAACAAAATAGAACTATTAACTTAAGTACATATAACAAAGAAAGTCTTAGATCATATTTGCAAGCACCGTCTACCGAGACTAACCAGAAAAATTTACGTAAGCTTAGTGATTATCTTTATACGGTTTCTCATATTTATCGAAGAATGATTAATTATAAGGCGGAGCAAATTACTTGTCGGGCATGGACTGCGTACCCTGTTGTTAATTTAGTTGATGAAAATGACGCAGACAAGATTAAATCAGATTATGAACGCATTACTCGCATTGTCAATAATATGCATATGGAAACTCAGATTTTAAAAATGATGTTACGTGCATGGAAACATGATGTTGTTTATGGCTATATTTATGGTGATCCTGAAAAAGAAGGTAGCTTTTATATACATTTATTAAATCCTGATTATTGTCGTATTTATAGTGCGTCATATTATGCTGGTTGTCTTGGTATTGCTTATGATATGTCATATTTTAGAACATACCCTGATGACTTAGAGTATTTTGACAAAGAATTTCAGAAGTTATACAACCAATACCAAAGTGATAATGTACGATGGAAAGAATTGCCTATTGAAAAAACTATATGCTTTAAGATTAACATTGATAACTTAGATTATCCAGTAGTTCCACTGAGTGGCATCTTGGAAGAAATTATTAATCTTGAAGACTTGCAGGCTGTACAAAGCGTTGTAGATGAATTGAGTGCATACAAGATGATTTGGGCAAAGATACCAACTATCTCTGGGTCTAAGGAACCCGATGATTTTGCAATAGATTTGGATTTGGCGAAGGAATTTTATCAAAAATTATTGACAATCGTGCCTGAAGGTATTGCTTTGGGTTTATCTCCAATGGACTTAGATGTGTTAGAGTTTCAAAACAATTCTGCGGCAGAAGACACTAATACATTAAATAAGGCATATCAAAATTTGATTAAAACCGCACACGCACACTCGTGACTTTAGTCGTGAGTAAGTGTGCGAATATAGTCAGTGCATAGGGAAACTTGTGCATAGTGGTTGAGAGATCAACCCAATACTAATCTAATTACTGGAAAACCCTAAAGCTATTCAAGCTACAACACAATATCGTACAGATATAAATGTGAATGCGACGAAAGTAGAAAAAATTGAATAGATAGCATACGGTTAAATCCTAAGTGCTGCAATAATGGGCAATCAGTATCCAAGACCGAAAGGTAAGGATCAACGACTATCCCTCTTGAGGGGAGTACACACAAGCGTGTGGAAATGGTTAGACCCAAACAGGTAATGCTGTGGGATAAGATATAGTCTGTGCTCATATGAAAGTATGAGATACCTACTGTTAAACAATAAGGCAGATAAGGATGCATAGAATTAGCGACTCTATGTGAACTACAACCTCTAATACGACTAAGAACCTACGATTCTTATGTATATTATACTATTTACAAATTATTTACAATTATTTTATTGACAATTTCCAAATATTGTGTTATAATAATTACATAACAAAGTGATTGGAGGTGTCAATGTGGAAAGATCTTATAAATTCCGAATATATCCGAATAAGCAACAGCAAGAACTTATTACTAAAACCTTTGGCTGTTCAAGGTTTGTACATAATTATTATCTTGATAAGAAAATTAAATTATATCAAGAATCAAAGCAATCAATGGGATTTTATGCTTGTTCTAAAGATTTGACATCTCTAAAAACAGAGAAAAAATGGCTTAAAGAAGTTGACAAGTGGGCGTTGCAAAATTCATTAAAGGATTTAGACACCGCGTATAAAAATTTCTTTGTAAGTCATTCTAGTTATCCCAAATTCAAATCCAAAAAGAATAATCGAAAGTCTTACAGAACAACATTTACTAATAATAACATTGAGTTCAAAGAAAAGAGCATTAAGCTTCCAAAACTTGGGCTGGTGAAATTTAGAGATAAACAGGTTCCTCAAGGCAGAATTTTAAACGCTACAATTTCACAAACACCAAGTGGTAAATATTATTGTTCTTTGTGCTGTACCGATGTTGTCATGAAAGAGTTCAATAAGACTGGTTCTGTTGTTGGAATTGATTTAGGATTAAAGGAATTTCTTATTACAAGTAACGGCGATAAGGTTGATAATCCAAAATATTTGAGTAAATCTTTACAAAAGCTTGCTAAATTACAAAGAGAACTTTCACGAAAATCAAGTGGGAGCAATCGAAGGAATAAAGCGAGGATTAAGGTTGCAAAACAATATGAAAAAATCGCCAATCAACGTCGTGACTTCTTGAATAAATTATCTACACAGTTAATTCGAGACTATGACGTGATATGTATGGAAGATTTGCAAATATCTAATATGATCCAAAACCATAAGCTTGCAAAATCGATTTCAGATGTATCATGGTATGAATTCCGTAGACAATTAGAATATAAAGCTAATTGGTATGGAAGAAAGGTTAAGTTTGTGGATACGTTTTATCCGAGTAGTCAAACTTGTAGCTGTTGTGGTTATATCAATAAAGAAACAAAAGATTTGTCTGTGAGAGAATGGGCTTGTCCTAAGTGTCATACGACACATGATAGAGATATCAACGCAGCAATAAATATTTTAAATGAAGGACTTAAAATAGTATAAATTACATAAGAACCGTAGGAACTACGGGGATAGCTCGGGAAATGAGTAGTCAATAGACTACTGTCACCGAGAACCCCGCGACTTTAGTCGTGGGAGGTTCAGAGAAACTAATGGTAGTATTGTACTTAATTCTAACAGGATTACTAATAGTGAAAGTTTTAAGAAGGCTATGATGGTTGAGTGCCTTGATGCTATGAAACCAGTTACACAACTTAATGCGTGGATTAATTTATATTTAAAATTAAATTATAATGTTGAGAATTTTGTAGTGGAATATAGTGACGTGTCTCCATATTTTGTTGAGGATAGATTATCTACACTTAAAGAGGCAGCAGGTTATGGTTTGCCAGTAAAGCTTGAATATAGTTCTTTGCTTAATTTAACACCTGTTAAAGAGCGAGGTATGGCGTATGTAGAAGATATTCTTGGACTTGGCACAACAGACTGGATTCATCCGTTAGTTAGTTCTAATACTCAATCTGGGGTTGACCCATCTAATGATGGTTCTCAGGGTGCTCCAACGAAGGATGATACTGAAATTAGTGCAGATGGTGTTGCTACAAGAGATAAGAAATAAGTGAGGTGCTTGTAATGTCACAGGATAAGAAATTTATTAAAACAACTGATAAAAAAACTGCCGATCAGCTTATAGCATCGGGTTTTCGGCTTGTGTCTCAGATTGGTAGTGTGTATACTTTTTTGAATGAAGTGCCAAAAAACTTTAATTTTGATGAAGTAGATGGAAAGAAAATTGTGTATGATAATAAATTAAGTTTGTAGTCTCCTTTCGGAGTTGCAATATATAATTCTATAGAAAGGAGGACGAACACATGGGTAAACAATCTAAAATTTTAACTCTTGATAATTTATATCAGTTTTTTGTAGAACAGAATAAGACTGTTGATTTTAGTTCTAAAGATTCTAAACAACCAATTGTAGTAACAGTACCTGGAAGTTTTGAAGAATCTGAAAATAATATGCTTGGCATGTTAAAGCTGAAACTTAAAGTCTGCCATACCCAATTAAACCGAAATGGCAGTTTTATTTCTAAAGAAAATATGGAAAAAGCTATGCCATCTTTAAAATATAGACCAATTTTGGCATACATACATATGACGAGTGACGGTATTGAAGATTTTTATGCACATAACATAGAAATTGTTGAAGATGAAAATGGTGAAGAAAAGATTAATTATCTTGAAAAACAGGTTGGCTGCTTCACTTCGGACGAGCCATTTTTGGAATATGATAAAGATATGGATAAAACATATGTTATTGCATATGCCGTTATACCTGAAGAATACACAAGTGCTGCGGAAATTATTCGTAGAAAGAATGGCACTAAAGTGAGTTGTGAGCTAGTTATTAATGAACTCTCCTATAACGCTAAAGAAAAATACCTTGATATAACTGATTTCTACTTCGGAGGAACGACCTTGTTAGGTTGTAATGAGGAAGGTGAATCTATTGGCGAGGGGATGTTGGGTGCGAGAGCAGATATTTCAGATTTCTGTCACAAAGAACCTGTGTATACATTCCAAGATAAAATGATTGAGGTATTGGATAAACTTAATACAACTTTATCTAATTTCAATAATAATTCTAAAGAGAAAGGATGTGATAAGATGGGAAAATTTGAAGAACTTCTACAACAGTATAATGTAACTGCTGAAGATATTACTTTTGAAATTGAAGGATTGTCTGACGAAGAGCTTGAGGCAAAATTCAAAGAAGCTTTCGAAGATAATACATCAACGGGCGATGATTCAAGTGTTAATGAGGAAACAGAAAATGTTTCTACTTCTGAAAACAACGATGGCGAGGCGTCTTCATCGGAATTTATGCGTAAGAAGACTTGCTCTGTTGGTGAAGATGGTAATATGACAGTTTCTTTTGAGATTTCACACGAAGATATCCGTGGTGCATTATATACCTTACTTAAGGTCTATGAACAGGAAGATAATGAGTGGTATTGGGTCACAAATGTATTTGACAACTACTTTATTTTCGAAAATTGGGATGGTAGTAAACTTTATAAGCAGTCATATGCTGTTGACGGAGACAATGTTTCTCTCAGTGGTGATAGACAGGAAATGTTTAAAATGATTCTAACGGAATCGGAAAAGCTTGCTATTGACAAAATGAGAGAAGACTATGCTGCCCTTGAGGCTAAATACAATGAGCTCCAGACATTTAAAGACAACTATGATGCAGCTCAGGTAAAAGCACAAAAGGATGCTATTTTTGCAAGAGAAGAGTATTCTGTTCTTGCTGAAGATGATGCATTCAAGGCACTTGTTGCTGACGCCACTAAGTTCAGCGTTGAAGAAGTAGAGTCTAAAGTAAAGTCTATTTTTGCAGATTTTGTTATCAAGACTGGAGAGTTTTCTGCGAAGAAAGATGATAAGAAGCAGGGTGCTATGCACTTTAGCACAAAGAGTGTTGATAAAACAAACAAGAACCCTTACGGAAATTTATTTAATTAAGTTGTATAAAATATTATGTACCTTTTCCTGAATAATTGGTGGTTATGTCAATTTACAAAACAAAGTGGTTGGTGTATAATATTTATAGAACAAAGTGGTTATTTTGGGAGAGTGTATTGTGGATAAATATTTTTATTGTTACAGTTATCCGTTAAAGGAATTTTTAATTAAAAATGGCATTGATCCAATTTTTAATTCTATTCATGAAAAAACCCAGAAGAAGTTTTGGGTGTTTAAAGGTACAGAGCAATTGAATAAATTGCTTGATAGGTGGCGTTTGAATAAAAAGTAAACGCCGTATATTTTGAAAGATATTTATAAAGGAAGTATTGTTTTATGTTAAGAAAGAAAACACATGAAGAATATGTCGCTGAAGTAGCTACAATTAATGCCAATATTGAAGTCATTGATCAATATATTAATTCTGATACAAAAATAAAACACAGATGCAAGATAGACCAGCATGAATGGTATGCGAGACCATCAACCATTTTGAAAGGAACGGGGTGTCCTATATGTGGAACTAGAGCGATGGTAAAAGCAGAGTCTAAGACACATGATTCTTATGTCAAAGAAGTTGCACTTATTAACCCAAATATTATAGTCATTGGTAGATATATAAATGCAAAAACAAAAGTTAAACATCGTTGTAAGATCGATGATTACGAATGGGATGCCGCTCCGACAAACATTCTTCGTGGGAAGGGATGTCCGAAGTGTGCAGGAAGTATTCGTTATCGAGTGGATGAAGTTAAATATAAGTTGCATATTGTTAATCCTTACATTGAGATGATTGGTAATTATGTTAATATGCGAACACCAGTATTGTGTCATTGTTTGGTCGATGGCTATGAGTGGATGGCAGTTCCATCAAATTTGTGTAAAGGGGTTGGCTGCCCGATGTGCGCAAAGAAGGCTCCTTATACGACAGAAAGTTTTGTTGCTAAAATGGCAACAGTTAACAATGCGATTGAAATTATTGGACAGTATACTAATGCTAAAACTAAAATTTTATGCAAATGTAAGATTGACGGGTGCGAATGGGAGGGACTTCCATCTAATCTTATCAGAGGAGAAGGATGTCCTAAGTGTGGGGTAGCGTCACAAACACGGATGAGAACTAAAACGCATGATCAATATATTAGAGAAGTGGCAGAAATAAATCCTGATATCGAAGTAATTGAACCATATATAAATATTGATACACGTATTTTACATAGATGTAAAAAAGACGGAACGGAATGGAAGGTAAGTCCAAACAGTATTCTTTCTGGAACAGGATGCCCACGTTGTAACGATTCTCGTGGAGAAAGAGAAATTCGACTGTATCTCGATAGACATAATATAGCTTATATATGTCAATATAGATTTAACCAATGTCGTAGCACGAGCCCTTTACCGTTTGATTTTTATTTACCAGACTTGAATATGTGTATAGAATATGACGGCATCCAACACTTCAAGGCAATTGACTATTTCGGAGGAGAAGATGGCTTTTTGAAGTATCAAGCTCGTGATAATATTAAAAATAATTTTTGTAAAACAAACAATATTTCACTTCTTCGAATTAGATACGACCAATCTGTGCAAGACATATTAAATAATTTTTTTGAGCAATATAAAACAATTAATGATAACTAAGTTAAAAAACACTTTTAAAAAGTGTTTTTTTTAGTATTAAAACTAAAATTTTTACTAAAGGAGATTTAAGATTATGGCAGAGAAGTTTATTTCTTATACTAAACATGGTGTTGTTGAAACATCAACCCTCGTTTGTACTCATGGAGGAGCACATATTTATAATGGCGTAGCCGAAGTCGATGTTGATAATGGAAGCGTGGCCAAGCTCGGGTCGTATGTTGAATTTGATTATTTTAAGGCGGAAATGCCTGCTGTTGTAGACGCAGTTATGCTTGTTGCAACCGAACCCAAGATTTATGCGGAGTATACAAAAAAGTGTCAGGAGGAAAGCAATTTCTTTAATGGCAAGGGTGAAATTATGCAACTTGACGATCTTGTTCGTTACGACAGGTTCGCTCTTTCCGCAGAAGCTTTTGATGACACAGCTTCCCCCGAAATCGGTCAGTACGTTGGTGTAACTGGCACTGGATATAAGTTGACTACATTAGGAACCGACGAGCCCACCAATAGAGGCTTTGTTGGCTATATTTATGATATAGCGTCTAATGGAAATTATAGAATTTTTGTTAAAAGAAATCTTGCTATTGAGGCGTAATTTAATGAAGGGAGAAAAATATTATGAGATTTAACTTTAATGAATATAGTGATGTACTTCGTGCTCATTTTGACGAAGTGACATATATGGACTTTAGTCAACTTTGCAGAGATGTGGCAAACAACGAGCTTCAGGGTAGTATTACTCTTAGACAGGGTAGCGACAAGATTAGAGAGAAGATGCTTGAAATTTATCAGCTTCCTATGAATCCTACTGATCGTGAAATTCGTAGATCTATGAAATATCAGGACAGAAATGTCGCCGCTTTCGAAATTATCGAAGATACTCTTGAAGATACTCTTGTTTCTGGATGGAACGGTAGTGAATTCTGGAGAGCACTCGTTGACACAAAAAATAACAGACTTGGGCAGAAAAATATGTTCTTTTTCCCAGATAATACTGTAATTTCTGTTGCTCGTATTAATAACGGACATAGTGATATGATTCGTCAGAGACTTGGGGAAGGAACAGAAAGAAGCGTTGAAGTTTCTAGCATTGGTGCTAAGATTTACATGTCTTGGTCTAGATTCCTTCAGGGCGTTGAAGATTGGTTCGCTATGATTGAAAAAATTTCTACCGCATTTAGCCGTTATATCGACACTATGATTCACGGTGCGTTTGTTACAGCGGGAAAAAATCTCCCTGAACCTAAGTGGTATACTGGTGGTAAGCTTGAAGCAGCTAACCATGATAAGTTTGTTCAGCTCATTAGTGATGTTATGCTTGCAACTGGTTCTGAAGTTATGATTGTTGGAACCAAGCCCGCTCTTGCACAGCTTAAGAATCTTGGTGATATCGCATGGATAGCTGAAGAAGCAAAGAAAGATGTTTACAACACTGGTAGAATTGGTACTTTTGAAGGTACGCAGATTGTTGAACTTCCTCAAGCGTTTGAACTTAATAACGTAAATGCTTACCTCGAAGAGGATAAGAATATTTATATTTTCCCTGTAGGTTTTGACAAGCCTATCAAGTTCTATTGGGAAGGTGACACTGAAATTATTGCAGTTACAGATAATACTACTCATATAGACAAGTCTATTGATTACCAGGTTCAGGCTACTTGCGGTTGCGAGGTTATGACTGGCAAGAGATTTGGTACTTGGGTTATTGCTGAGTAATTTAGAATATATGGAATAAAAGGAGAAAAAATATGGAAGAAGTAATAAATGAAACTGTAGTAGAAGAGCCTGTAAAAAAAACTGCTGCAAAAAAAACTAATGGGAAAAAGGCTACTACAACTGAGTCCGCAGAAATATCTCAACCAATAGAAGATACAGCTGTGTCAGCAAAGACCCCTAAGAGGTACGAACCTACTGATACAATTATGTGTCATTCTGTTTTTCCTGGGACATTTTTATTTAGTGGTCCAAAGTCTAAGATTGTGTATCCTTTTGAGGCCCCTGGCGATGAAAATCTTGTTGAATATCAAGATATTCTTGCTGCATTGATGGCGAAAAAACCGTCCATCATGGCTCCTTATATTGTTATTGACGATGAGGAATTGCTTGAAGATGTTAAATGGAAACAGGTTAAAAAGACATATGAAGATATGTTCGCAGTGAAGGACATGAATAAATTTCTTACAATGCCTTTTGATTCATTCAAAAAGGCATTTAATGAACTTCCCGTTGGTATTAAAAAGAATGTAATGTTAGCAATATCTACAAAAGTAAGAGACGGAGAGTTTAGTGAAATGAGGAAAATTCGTCTTGTTGACGAAGCCTGTGGGTCTAATATTGCAGTTTTACTTCAGTAAATAATAGGAGGTATGCTAAATGACTTCCTATAAGGAAATTTTTGATTTAGCTCTTAGATTGTACGATGATCCTTCTCTTGCTACATGGCCAGAGGAGGATTTGTCTAATGAGCTATACAGTCATCTGCAAATAGCAATAGCTAACACACCCAAGATACGTTCTGAGGTTTCAGATAGAGATGATTTTGACCCCCTGTTGATTGATTCGACTGGGTTTCGAAATGATCTTTCTGATGTTACGAAAATGGTGATTGGGTTAGGGATGAAAAGGGCTTGGCTCCAGCCTCAAATAGCCTCTACGACTCTGACTCTCCAAAGGTATTCAAAAAAAGAAGGATACTCACAGCGCGAATTCTTGAATGGTCTTATGTCGCTCGACGAAAGCATTCGAATTGAAATTCGAAAATTGCTTCGTGATAACAGCTATGTAGACAATGGCTATTTTGACGATTAGGAGGTATTTCTATGAAAACATTTTATGGAAGTATTTCTGATGATATTGTCGAAAAGCAGAAACGCTATTTTTATGGTTCGATAATCGGGCTACTTTACTATCGAGAGGAAGGATATCCTCTCTTAGATCAGCGCATCCAAACGCTCGTTAATCAAATATTAGGTTCTATGAAGCTATTCAATAATGCACCTGAAATACTATCTATTGTGGCGTGGTTAGAAAATGCACGTATTAATCCAGAACAGTTTCGGAAAAATGTTTTAGATGCTGCCAATATGGTTGATAACTTGAAGGGCGGTGATTCAAATGTATGAAGATTTTCGTAAACGTATGGAGAGAAAAGGCACTTATATGGGCGAGATTATGCGTCGTCAATCTGACATCGTAGTAGATGCACTTTGGATGAATAGTGTATCAACTCGTCCAGTGCAAGTTAAGGTAATTAATCAGGGGTTGCCACCGACATATGAAGCTCCTGATGATTTTGAAGATGTACTATGGGCTCATTTTGAAGAGCATAATAAATTTAATGTTACCAAGGACGAGCAAGACTGCTATCTTACTTTTCGTCCAGGGGAATTGGCACAGCATCCCGAAATTAAGCCGGGTTCTTATGTTTGTGTGCCCAATGTAGATAATGAGCCTGAGTGGTGGCTTATTGTGTATATTGACAATGATAATGAGCTGAGAAAAACTCAGATTTTGAAATGTAATTGGGTACTTAAATGGGTAGCCAATGGTAATATATACCAAACTTTGGGTTGTCAAAGAGTCGCTAATAGTTACAATAGTGGGTCGTGGGATGCGGATCGCTTGACATTCGTAGATAACATAATGTCAGTCTGGCTCCCAACTAATAAAGACACTCAAACAATTGGTTATAATCAACGTATGCTTATCTCGGATGAGGGTCGCTATCCTCCGATAGCATGGCAAGTGTCTAAGATTGCTTGGTGTAAAAAAGCATCAGGACAGTCCGCTGTATTAGGAAACTTTACAGTGTATTCCTTCGAATTGCTGGAAAGCCCTTAGAGTTCTATAAACTACAACATAAGGATGAAATAAAACTAGGTGTGAATGTTAAAAATTATAGAAATTGGGTAATCAGCAGGTAAGTTCCGAATAGGAAAAACTTCAACGACTATGTGGTTGAAATACCCGTAGGGCAAGTGCCCGAAGTGGAGGACATCTAAGGTTATTTTGTTAAATTTTTGTGAATTTATATTTTGTAATATTTATGCTATAATATCTAACACAACAAAGTGACTACGATGAATGATATAGTCTATACTTTTATGAAAATAAAAGAAAAATTATTTATATTAATTTAGTAAAATGGTAGGACAGCGACCGATCATCGTTTTATCGTACTCCTAATACAATAATTACTACCTTTTTATATTATAATTTCTTAGGAGGAAATTATTATGGGCAAAATTAAAATTTCAGAAAGTGAATATGGTAATATTATTGATTTGTATAGACAGGGTTACTCGCAATATGAACTAGCAAATAAATATAATGTTAGTAGGGATACCATAAAAGAAATTTTCAAAAAATGCAATGTGTCTAGAAAAGATAAACCTTGTAGATTTTCAGGTGAAGAAATTGAAAAAATAAAGCAATTGTATAATGATGGTATGACATCGTATGAACTAGGAGATATGTATAATATGTCAGATGAAAGTATGCGGCGTTGGTTACGGCTTTGGGGTATTACAATGCGACATACTAAATATGTATTTGATGAATATTATTTTGATACAATAGATAACCAAGACAAAGCATATATACTAGGATTGCTGTATGCAGATGGATATCATAATGTTAAAAAGAATACAATTTCAATTACTTTACAAGAAGATGATAAAAATATTTTGAAACATATAAATTTTTTAATTAATAGTAACAAGCCTCTTCGTTTTGTCCACAACCATGAAAAGCATTCCAATTGGAAAAATTGTTATCAGTTGTCTTTTACTAGTCCACATACTTCCAAAGTGTTGAAAGATTATGGGCTTGTTGGTGCAAAAAGTTTGATACTAGAATTTCCAGAATGGTTAAATAGGGATTTATATCCGCATTTTATTCGTGGCTATTTTGATGGCGATGGGTCTATTTCAAAAGAAAAATATAAATATAATATGTCAATTATTAGTACAGAATCTTTTTGTAGCTATGTACAAAAAATATTATTGGAAGATTTGGGTATCGAATCACATATGTATATTTCTCGTAGCGAAGAAAAATCTACAAGAACATTGATGATTACTAGAAAACATTTAAATAAAATATTTTTTGATTGGTTATATCGGGATGCTAACTTGTATTTACAACGAAAGTATAATATTTATAAATCAAAATATTGTAATGCTAATATAAATAATATCTCAATTAATGTAGCGAACTAATTGAGTAATCATATAGAGAAGACACTATTCCAGTAGGCATAACAAAATTCCGTTTTACGCAAGAAAATTTCGATCCTGTACATGATAATTATGAACTTATGCTAGCAAATTACTACGATACTCCTGTAGAACCGTCGAATCCTCTTGACTGGAAGCCATCACCAATATCCGCCACAATAACCTATAGTGGTACAAAGCCGACAATTAAAATTGGTGGTAACTTTAAAGTCTTTACGGCAGCATTCGCTACCGAGGATGAAACCGTTAAATCATGGAGCGTTAGTGACGAGAATGGCACAATTACAGAAGATATAGAAGATTATATTATTGCGTATGATGGTAATAAATTAAAACTTAAAGTGGTACAAAAATATGATTTGGTAGGAAAGGTGCTTATTATTCAAGTGATAGGCACGAATGGAAGTACTGGTGAATTAAAAATGGAGGTGGTTGGATGACTAGAGATATTCAAAAAATTGAAGATGATATTTCTGTAATTAAGCGCATTATTGAAACTGTTTTGTGTAATGACTCTGATATTATAGAGGTGCTTGACAATCGTGACTTAGATCCCAACCAGCCCGAAGAGTATATGTTTACAAACATCTACCCATTTATTCGAATTCCTGGTACTCAAGATGTTTCGATGAATTTTATTTGTTTTTCTGTAGATGACCTACAGGAAGAAACACGTAATGATATTATCAAGCAACAATATATTCAATTTGCGGTTTTTGTCCACAAAGATTTGGTAAAAACAAATTATGGTGTCGCAAGGCACGACATGATAAGTTTTTTAATCCGTGATTTATTTAACCGTAGTCATATTTTTGGCCATGAGTTAAAGTTGGTTAGTAATCGTGAGGGCACAACGGACACCGACTACTGTACAAGAACACTAAGATTTCAATTAACTACACCAGAGGTCGCACAAGATGGGCTGTTCGACAATCGCTACGAAAGGTTTTCTTTGAATAGTCATAGTAGAGAGATTATAAGAGAAAATGTTCGAAGTTGATGATTTAAAAGTCTGGATGGGCGAACCTTATGTGATTAATGATAAAATTAGTGTTTTTCAACCGTCACTACGTGACATAATAAATGCTAGTGAAAGAGAATACTTTTCTACGGTGCAAACTATATGTTCAACAAGTTCCAATATGAAAAGTCAGTTAGATTCTATGGGGCTTGATTGGGAGAAAATAGAAGATTTCCAAATGTTCATGATGTTGAGTCAGGCGTTAACTGTAGATAAAACGCATCTTGTTCTTGGGGATTTGGATTTATCAAAATTTAGGCCACATGAGAATACGCAAAATGGCGATATTGTTTTAGTAGATGTGGAGAATAATATTGTAATTGATAAATTAATTTATATGCAGATTACTGAATATCTTCGTAAGGTGCATGGTTTTACGAGATTGCACGATGTGGCATCAACTCGTTTTGCACATCAAATGGCAATTGAAATGGATAGAGAAGAACTTGAAAAGAACAAAAACAAACCATACAAATCATTTTTATTCCCTTTGGTATCTTCGTTAAAAGCAAGGCAAAAATATACTAAACAATATATATTGGACATGCAGATTTTTGAGTTTATGAATGAAATTAATAGATGTCAAATTATTGTACAAACAGATGCTTTGTTACAAGGTAGTTATTCAGGTATGGTGGATATGAAGAAGATACCGAAATCTTCGTTCGATTGGCTTCGTGATATTGGCGAAAAACAATCGGGACAACAGTTTAATGCAGGTACTTTTTAAATAAAGTGCCTTTCATTATATTTTATTTATTTATACTTTTAGGAGGAAAAAAAATTATGGCATTCACAATTGATAAAATTCGTAGAATTTCTCAGTATGCAGCAGCAGACAAGCCTGCATCTGAAAACCATGGTATCGAAGTAAAGAAGGGTGATATCCTTTGGACAATCAAGGACGTTACTGACTTTACAATTTCTAATTCTAGTGAGGCAGTTGAGGCTACTGATGGTGAAGGTGTTGTTATTGAAAGATACCTTAGATCTAAGGCAGCAGAAGCTAGCGGCTCCAACGCACTGTTTGACATGCCTCTTGCAGCAGCTCAGGCTGGTACAAAGATTACTACTGGTGCGGTAGACATTGACTTCCATGACGTTCTTAAGATGGAAAAGGACGCAACAGAACTTACTCTTTCTAAGACACCTAAGACTGGTGGCGAACCTGAAGTAGTTTATATTTGTAACGACGATGGTTCTCTTGGCGAAAAGCTTGAAGTTGGTGCAGGTAAGACAGTAACTTATGCTGACGGCAAGCTTACATTTACAACTACACCCGCAGCTGAAAAGGCAGTTAATGTATTTGTTCCTTATACATATACTCAGGAAAATGCACAGAAGTTTACTAACTTTACTGATGCAGACGCTATCCCTGGTCGTTGTGTTGTAGAAGGTATTGGTAGAGATGTATGTTCCCATGCTCTTTGCTATTTTTATGTAATTGCACCATATGCAAAGTTGTCATTGGATGGAGACCTCAATCTTGGTACACCTGATGCTACTCATGATTTTACTATTAACTTCATGAGAGAATATTGTGGTGAAGAAGGTCTTTATACCATTATTACATGCTAATTGAACAGCATGTGATAATACAAAACGCGAGACGAGCAAGGAGTAATTAATCTTGTTGACAAGAAGGCGGATTTACCTCACCGCCTTCTTCTCGTTTTGTTATTTTGAGGTATTTTATATCAAGGGCGGTGAATAAATTTGAAACAGCAATGTAAGATTTGTTCTACAGAATTTGATTTTTGTCCTTCATGTCATCTCAATCGCTTTTCTGCAAAAGCAAGAGGGTTTTGCAGTGATAGTTGTAGTAATATATCAACTATTTTACAGCGTCATGCAGGGCATAGATTGACAGCCGAAGAGACTATTGAGGCATTGAAACCTTATGGTATTGATTCTATGAAGCTCCAGCCAGGAATTAAAGCTTATTACGATAAAGTTCTTGCTGAAATAGAGCCAATAAAGCAAAAATCAAAATTTAAAAATAAAAAAGAGTATCCTGTTTATCAGGATGACACGAGTAGTTTTAGCACCGAAGTGTGCGTATCTGATGAGGATATAGAAGCTACTCCTGAAATTGAGTAAAATCTATATCCTTATTTTTTTTGCAAGTATGCGGTGTACAGACATACTTGCTTTTATTATGTCGAAAAGGAGAAAAATACAAGAAATGATTACTAGTGAAATAACACATAAAAAATACGAACCAAGTACGGCATTATATTTTAGCAATCCCATCCAATGCCAACGCTATTTGCAATATCTAGGAACCGAATTTTTTTTAGATATTATATACAGCTCGGAGAAACGACCAGATGCACTAATTTTTGTATGGAAACGTTGTCCCGAAACTGCACGAGCAAAGGAATTGTGGGATCAGCACTTGCTCTAAAAATAAAATCATTTTTCATAGAAAGAAGGTGAAAAAATGCCTGTAATTAAAGTTTTAGTTCGTAATCAAAGACTCTCTTTATATAGTCTCCCTGTTGTGGCTTCAAATTCTTATGGTTATTTAAAAATTCAAGCAACTTTTGTAACATCAGACTGGATGGATGTAGATATTAAAACAATTAATTTTAACTGGAAGGGCTATAATAGGCAAGCTGTATTAGATGAAGATAACCAATGTTATGTTCCCGAGGAGGTTATCCGCAGTCCCGGTTTTCAGCTCTCCATTTTTGGTGGGGGCATAACAACCAATCAAGTAAAAGTACCTGTTATTAACAGTGGTATTGACCCAGATATAATGCCGAATTTCTCTCTTGAGCTTTATGAGGAACTTATTGAAAGAATGCAAAATGCCACAGATAAACTTGAAGCATCTAAAGCAGATAATATTATTCGTAACGAAGAAGATAATACCATTCAGCTTTCAGCAAATGGAAAGCCTATTGGAGATAAGATAGAAATGTGTAATTGCGGTATTAGGAGTTTTGATGTTGATGAAAACGACAATATTACTATTACGTTGCTTGATGGACGTGTAATTGATTTAGGTCATATTGCTGGTGCGTCTGGGGCAACGTTTATACCTCACATTTCTGATGATAAGATTCTAACATGGACCAATGATAAAGATCTTCCGAATCCCGAACCAGTCGATCTTAACCCGTTTGATGAATGGGGAACTTTAGGAGGGGAAGAAGATTCAGATTATGTCTGGGAAAATTTGGTATAAGACGGCATAATATCCGTTTTATATAAATATTTTTTTTTGAAAGGAGACGTGGATGACATGGCTCAGAATGTTCGTTTTTTGATAGCTACTCAAGCAAAGTATGACCAATTGGTAAAAAAGAACGAGTATGCATTATACTTCTGTCTTGACACTCAGCGCTTATATAAAGGTGATGTGTTAATCGGCGTTGGTGCGGAAGCTACAACTTCTGCCGCAGGTCTATTATCTGCTACCGATAAAGCAAAACTTGATGCCCTCGTAACAGGTTCTACAGTAGGTTTGTTCCCTATAGATTCTAGCATTGTTATTACAGACGAAACAGATGGTACAAAGAAAATTGCTGTAGGTATTTCCAAAAAAGAAGGCAATCTGATTACTGTTGAATCTGACGGTTTGTATGCTGTAGCACAGCCTACACCTTCTTATGAAATTGAAAAGCAAGAAGTTGCAACAGATGGCTATTCTGCTACTTATAAACTGAAGAAAACTGTAGGCGATGTAGTATCATATTGCGGCACAATTGATATTCCTAAAGATAAATTCCTTCAGCGTGCAACAATCAACACTGTAACCGAAGTTGACAATCCTTATACGGGAGCGGTCGTTGGTGAAAAATATTTTGATTTCTTGTTTAATGACGCTGAACAATCTCATGAATATGTACCATTAAAGGAACTAGTATCAACACAAGCTTATACTGCCGGAGACGGTATTCAGATTAGTGATGCTAATGTAATTTCTATGGCGTTAGCAACAGAGACTACACCTGGTGCAATTTCCGCTGAAGATTTTAAGACACTTCAGACCATTCCTAGCACCTATATTACTAAGGAAGAAATTGAAGCAGTTAAAGCAGAAATTAAACAGGATGTTGAAGCAACCGTAGGAACCCCTGACGCTTCTCAGTTTGCTGTTGATGAAAATGGTGTGTTGTCTATTACTGAGTTAGCTTCGGACAAGATTACGCATAATGGTCAGAAGCTCAATGAAATATTAGATGGCATGACTGACACATTTAGTTGGGGTACATTATCTGAAGAGGTTTCTGTAGATACAAATAGTGTAAATGCTGCTAGTTTAATTTCTAACGCTAGTGCAGATGCGGAAATAACACTTAATGAAGGCACTGTGAATGCCCCTGTTAGTATGACTAAATCAGCAACAGTAAATGGTGTTAATAAGGGTATCGCACAAAATCATAACCAGGAGGTTGGATAATATGGCTACAAAAATAACTGAAAAAATTAACAATTAATGGCGATCAGTCTAGTGTTGTTCTTGATGGCCTTGATTTCACTGGCAATGGTTATGTTGAAGTAAAGAATGCAGATGAAGTTATTATAAGAAATTGTCGCGTTTATAATATGAATGTGACTGGTGCAACTAAGAATTTTTGGCTGCGCATTTTTAATGATATCCCAGTCAAACTCGTGGTTGAGCATTGTTTCTTTGGTAGCAATCCTAGTGCCGATGGCAAGAGAATGTATAACTTAATAGAACCTTATGCAAAGTTCAAAAACGGTTCATCTATCTCTCATAATTATTTTGCTGACGATTGTTGTGTACACAATTGCGTAAATGTTTACGGAGTGGTTGATAATGCTACCATTAACATTGACGACAATGTTTTCGAAATAAGTGCGGGTACAGTTAGACTTGGGCCCAAGGGCGAACCAAAATGCACAATCAATGTGAGAGATAATGTAATTCTTGCAGATAATCCTGCCTACACAGCTGAAGACCAGGGACTGCTGACCATTCAGCCATACAATAAGGACACTACTAGTCTTAAAAACATGACAGTTGTTCTAAAGAATAATACTTTGGCTAGCGAACAGGTTGGTTACTTTGGTTATGGTGCTAATGACTTAGTTATAACTGATGAAAATAAAGCGAAGATAATTATAAATGGTAAGATTGCAACTTTGCCAACTTACCAGTGGTAAAAATAAAATAATAAATTCTCAATTAAAATGGAGGAATAAAATATGGCTCAACTTAGATTTTTAAGAGGTCTTGAAGCCCAGCTTCCTAAAACCGCCACTGACGGTTATTTTTATCTGACTAGTGACACACATAGACTTTATGTTGGTCAGGGCGAGGCTCTTGTGCCTGTTAATGAAGGCGTTCTTACAGTCGCCAATATCGAGGCACTTCCTGAAAGTGCTCATGCTGGCGATTTTTATTATGCAACTGCCGAAAATGTACTTTGTGTTTATAATGGTTCTCAATTTATTCAGATCAATCCCGACACAGGGATGACTTCTGTCGAAGTAGCTGGTGAGGGAAATGCAGTTACGGCAGCTTCGTATGATCCTACAACTCGTAAACTAACTCTTACTAATGGTGAAACTTTTGCAACCAAGGCACAGCTTGATGCAATTTCAACTTCAGTAGAAGCAGCAAAGCCTGAAGTATATCAGGTAACTTCTGATAGTACAGATATCGCTGAACTTACTCAGGGTATTGCTGGTAAGGCTGGTGACGTACTGATTGCTACTAACACATCTGGCATTAAGTCCGCATATCACTATGACGCAGAAGACGGTTGGATTGCTTGTGACGGAAACGTAGACGCATCTACCGTTATTCTTAAAGATGACATTACAATGGCAGGTAACTATACTCAGGTTGGTAATCTTAGTAAGACTCAAACTGGTACAGCTAAATTTGCTACTGCTGGCAAGTCTGTTGCAGATGCTCTTACTGAAATTTTCTCTAAGAGACTTCAGCCTGCTGATCCTACAAATCCTGCAATCACTCTTACATTCTCTCAGGCAAAGGCATATGAAGTTGGTACAACTGTAGCTCCTACATACTCCGCTTCTCTCAGTGCTGGTAGCTATACCTATGGCCCCGCAACAGGAGTAACAGCTTCTTCTTGGAGCGTTACAGACGGAACAACGACCAAAGATACAGCTTCTGGCTCATTTGATTCTTTTGTAGTCGCTGATGATACTAATTATAAGATTACAGCATCTGCTACTTACGGTGATGGTGCTATCGCTAAGGACAATCTTGGTAGCGACTCGAACCCTGTAAAGCAGATTAAGGGTGCTACTATTTCTAAAACATCTGGTGCAGTAACAGGCTATCGTAGCTTTTTCTATGGCGTAGTTAATACATCTACCGCTGACGCACCTCTGACTTCTACGATTATTCGTGGACTTACTAATGGTGGTGCTTATACTGCAAGCAAGACTTTTATTCTGAATGGTAATGCTAATGCAAAGAGAATTGTTGTTGCAATTCCTTCTAACTCTACTCGCGCAGGTGTAAAAGAAGTTATTCTTACATCTGCTATGAATACTCCTGTAACAGACTCTTATGTAAAGACTGCTGCAGCCGTTCAGGTTGAAGGTGTTGGTGGTGCTACAGTCGTTGATTATGACGTATGGGTATATGAGCCTGCCGCAATTGATGCTGGTGAAGTTCATAAGATTACTTTAGCGTAATGAATATAGGGAGGAAATAGATTATGGCAAAATTTAATTTAAATGCATACACTAGTGCGGACGGTCTTGGTTTCCCTCTGAATTTCAGACGTGGTAATCCTAACCCTCTTGACAATTCTTCTGTTTGGGCTAGCCTTACAGCTGCTCAAAATTATGCAAAAACTGACCCTGTTGCGTATGTAGGTCAGGTACTTACTGTTCTTGATGTTGTTGACGGTGCAGCTAATGCTGCTACTGTATATTGCATCCAGAATGAAGCTGGTGATCTCGCTCGTGTTGGTACAGTAACACTTGGTGACGATACCACAATAATTAAGAATGAAGATAATACTCTTAGTATTAAGGGTTATGCTGATGCTGCTGAAGGCGCACAGCTTGTAAAAACAGCCGATGGTCTTGCGTGGGTAGTTCCTTCTACAACTACAGTTGAAGGTCTTCAGACTGCTGTAGCAGCTCTTAAGGAAACTGTTGGTGATAGTACAAAAGGTCTTGTAAAACAGGTTGCTGAGAACAAGGTTGCCATCGAAACACTTAATGCTGATTCCACCACTGAAGGTTCTGTAGCTTATCAGATTGCTCAAATTGTTGCTGGTGCTGATGCAAGCTTTGATACTTTAAAGGAAATTGCTGACTGGATTGGCACTCATACGACTGACGCGGCTACAATGAACAGCCAGATTAATACAAATAAGACTGACATTGCTTCCCTTAAGGAACTTGTTGGTAGTGAAGCCGTAGCTACTCAGATTGCTAATGCAATTGACGCCGCGCTTAAGTCTGGTGAAACTGATAAGTATGCCCTTGCTTCTGATCTTACTACACTTGCTGGCAGAGTAACTACTGCCGAGCAGGATATTGACGCTCTTGAAACCAAGGTTGGAACTACTACGGTTGCAGAGCAGATTGCCGCAGCTCTTAAGGGTGAAGGCGACGAGGACAAGTACGCCCTTAAAAAACACACTCATATTATTGATGATGTTACAGGTCTTCAGGATGCCCTCAATTTAAAGGCAACCGATGCTGGTCTTAAGGCACTTGAGGCTGTTGTAGATGGTAAGGCCGATAAGGCAACTGATCTTGCTGGTTATGGTATTACTGATGCTTACACCAAGACAGCGGCTGATGAAGCTGTTGCTACTAAAATTGGTGAAGTTGGTGAAAAGACTGTAAAGGCATATGTAGATGATGCTATTGCTGCTAAGTCAACGGCTGATGGTACAACCTATGCTACTAAGACAGAAGTAACTGAAGCTATTGCTGGTGCAGGTCATGCTGCTCAAGCGGATCTTAAAGCACATACTGGTGATACGACAGTTCACATCACTGCTGACGAAAGAACACAGTGGAATGCCGCAGAAAAGAATAAAATTGAAAGTATTACTTCCGTTTCTAATACTATTACGGTTGTTACTGGTGAAAATCGTAGTGTTGATATTAGTCTTAACTGGGGCACTTTCGGAGAAGGTTAATTTATAACTGATTAGATTATGGTAGGGAGATTGTCCTCCCTACCGATCTTATTATAAAAAAATAATTAATTTTGGAGGATAATTCTATGGCTATGTTTAAGGTTTTACGAGGGGTGGAAGCGAACATTCCCTCTACTTATACAGACGGTTGTATTTATTTTTGTAAAGATACTAGTAATTATTATATAGATTATATTGGCACAGACGGTGAGCTTCATCGTTCTAAAATTGCTGCAGGTTATGCTGACAAGCTTCGTTACATGAATGACGGTCAGTCAGTTGATGTTAATCCTGTCGATATTATTACTAAGGATAATTATCTTACTGTTATTGGCACAGCTACAGATAACAAGGCTGGTTTAATGTCTGGCGCAGAGCATACAAAACTTACAGGCATTGAATCCGGTGCTAATAAGACAATTGTAGACGATGCTATTAAAGCAGATTCTATAAATCCTGTACAGAATAAAGTAGTTAAAACTGAGCTTGATAAAAAGGCAGAAAAAGAACACGAGCATACACAGTATGAAAATCAGAATGCTTTTGCCAAGGTAACTGTTGGTGCAACAACAATCGAAGCAGATAATACATCTGATGGCATTACTATTGTTGGCAGCTCAAATGTTACAGTTACACCTGATGCAGCTAGTAAGAAAATTACTATTGAGGCAAAGGATACTACATATGAAGCTGCTACATCAACTGCTCCTGGGCTGATGTCTGCTACGGATAAGGCAAAGCTTGACGGCATTGCTCTTAATGCCAATAAGTATGAGCTTCCTGTTGCTACGACTGATGTACTTGGTGGTGTAAAGCAGGGTGAAAATATCACTATTGCCGAGGATGGTACTATTTCTTCTAAGAACACAGAATATGGTATTGTTACCACTACCAAGGAAGGTCTTATGAGCGCAGGTGACAAGGAAAAACTCGATGGTATTGCAGCTAATGCTACTAGAGTTCTTGTTGATGCCGAGCTTAGTTCCACAAGTGAAAACGCTATTCAAAATAAGGCTGTAAAAGCTGCTCTCGATGGTAAGTCAGATTCTGACCATACTCACGATTACATTCCTAATTCTCAGAAGGGCGTAGCTAACGGTGTTGCTACTCTTGATGAAAACGGTCAGGTTCCTGCTACACAGCTTCCTAGCTATGTTGATGATGTTATTGAAGTTGCAAATTATGATGCACTTCCTGAAACTGGTGAAACAGGTAAGATTTATGTAACGCTTAATGATAACCTCACATATAGATGGGGTGGCACAGCTTATGTTGAGATCTCTAAGTCTCTTGCTATCGGTACAACTGGTTCTACAGCTGCTGCTGGTAATCACCGTCACGACAATGCCACTACAGAAGCAGATGGTTTCATGTCTACCGCTATGGTCGAGAAGCTTAATGGTATTGAGTCTGGTGCGAACGCATACGTGCTTCCTGAAGCTAGTACAACACAGCTTGGTGGTATTAAGGTTGGCAAGAACCTTATTATGACTAATGGTGTGCTTGATGCAACAGATACAATTTACGAAGATGCAACAACCTCCACATCTGGTCTGATGTCTGGTGCTGACAAGACTAAACTTGATGGTATCGCTGATGGCGCTACCAAGGTTATTGTTGATACCGAACTTAGCAATTCTAGTGTAAATGCAATTCAGAACAAAGCAGTTAAGGCTGCCCTTGATAATAAGTCTGACGTTGGACACACTCATGATGAGTATGTAAACCAGAATGCATTCGGTATTATCAAGATTGGTGCGGCTTCTGTTGAAGCTGATCAGGCAATTGATACACTTGAACTTGCAGGTGGTGATAATGTAACCATTACTCCCGATGCAGAAAATGATAAGATTGTTATCTCTGCAAAGGATACAACCTATAATGACGCAACTGCGAGTGAGCATGGTCTTATGTCCACTGCTGATAAGACTAAGCTTGATGGTATCTCAGCAGGTGCTCAGGTTAACGTAATTGAGGCAATCAATAGCCAGTCTCTTACTGTTGGTGCTGTTGATAACAAGAGCGTTAACCTTGAGATCAATTGGGTTGAATTTTGATAATTGAGTAGTTTTTAGACCATAAGGGAGATGGAAACTATTCTATCTCCCTTTTTTTTTATGAAAAGATTAATTAACACTTCAGAGAGGTGAAATTATGGCAAAAACAGGTTTTTATATTGGTAGTACACCTATTGGTAAGGTTACAGTTGCTTATAAGTCTACTACGCCCTCGACTCTGCAAGAAAAGAGCGTTGTCCCTACTAAAACTGAACAGTCAGTTTTGCCAGATACCAACTATGACGCATTATCTAAGGTGACGGTTGCTGCAATACCTGATGAATATCAAAACATATCAGAAGTGACTGCATCAGCAGAGGATGTAATACAGGGAAAAAAAATAGTGAATAGCACAGGAGTAGTTTCTGGTACTATGTCAGACAACGGTACTGTTTCTAAAGTTTTAGACACTACAACTAAAAGTTATACTATTCCTAGTGGAAAACATTCTGGAGCTGGAGTAGTTTCCATAACAACGCAAGAAAAAAGTGTAACACCTTCCACTTCAGCCCAAGAAATAGTTCCTGATACAGGTAAGGTACTTTCTAAGGTAACGGTTGCGGCGGTTGCTTCTAGTGGGATTGACACATCTGATGCAACAGCAACGTCAGACGATATATTGTCTGGTAAAACGGCATATGTGGATGGGGCAAAGATAACGGGTAATATTCCAACACAGACTGCTTCAAGCTTAACCGCTAAAACAAATACAGTTACTGTCCCTGCTGGGTACTATGCAACTCAGGTTTCAAAATCAATATCTACAGGAACAGTAAATGATCCTATGTTTAATGTAAGTGCATCTGGATTAGTAACAGCTACTGTGTCTACATCTGCAGGATATGTTACGAATGTTTCAAAGCAAAATACATATCAGTTACCTACTCAGGCAGCTAAAATAGTTACTCCGAGTACGACACAACAAACAGCCGTAGCGTCGGGAAAATATACTACAGGAGATGTATATGTAAGTGGTGATTCAAATCTTGTTTCAGAAAATATTAAATCTGGTGTAACTATTTTTAATGTAGCTGGAACTTATGAGGGTAGCTCATCTAGTTATCGTTACGATCAAACAGGCACATATTTTGCTGGAACAGTTTCTAGTACTAGAACTATTACGTTCAATATTGCGGGAATAAAAGATGTTCCTCTGGCAGGCTTTATTGTATTGCCAGAAACTACATTGTCACGTCCCTCGTTAACAAGTTATAGTTTGATCGTTTCCCTTACTTGTATGGATGGTTATGGGCAGGGGGATACTGGTGATGGAAGTATCAGCGTTATAGATGGACATAAGTGGGAGTATACCACCATAGGCAGATCAACTGGTATTACTTTTAGTAGTGATGCAGATTCGCAATTTAGTTATACTCGTTCAGGTAGCACTTTAACTATCACTTCAGCGACAACAAGCATTAGATTTTCGACCATCAGTGGGGAACGATATAGATTATACCCTATATGTGCGAATACTGTATATGCTGATTTTGAAGGCATTCCAGTCGAAGAAGGCTAAAACAACTATTTTATATTTATAAATTACAAGGAGAACTTATTATGGCTATTAAAACTAAATTAATTCAAAACGCTTCTATTGATAAGAAAAATGTGTTAAAAACAAAATTGATAAACAAGGATGAAGAAAAGCTTAAGCCAATTATTACTGACGAGAACGGCAAGGAAATTGTTGATGATACTTTGATAGAAATGACCGATAAGGATGTCAGTTTTAGAAAGCCTGCTGACGCAGAAATTCCTCCTCAGCCAAAGCCGAAGCTTGATGTAAAATAACTAAGAGGTGCATAATAGAGGGTAATTTTATATTTCCCTCTATTATGACTATTAAATATTATGAATTAAATTTATCTTTAGAAAGGATGAATTAACTATGGCTCTTTTTAAAATATGTCGTGGAGCGGAGACAAATCTCCCTACCACTTTAACAAGTGGGTACTGTTATTTTTGTACCGACACTACAAATTTTTACATTGACTATACGGACACGTATGGTGCATTGACACGTGCGAAGATCGCCTCAAAGTATGCGGACAAGCTTCGTTATACAGAGGATGGTAATTTTATAGAGCTTGACCCAACTGATATTGTTACGAAAAGCAATTATGAAACTGCTATAGGTGTTGCAACTTCTGATAAAAATGGTTTGATGTCATCTTCTGATAAAACTAAACTGGACGGAATTGAAGCAGGTGCTCAGGTAAACGTCCAGGCTGATTGGAATCAGAGTGACACGACTGCCAAAGATTATATTAAGAATAAAATTTGTTATGATTTTTCTGGTTGGAAAACTGTATATAGTGAGGTATTAGAAGTTGATGCGAGTGATGCGATTGTGTCAACGTTTTATCCAAGTTATACATATGCTTATTCAGTGACGAGCACATCTTTCATGGCAGGTAGTACTATAAGAATTGCTATTAACGATACATATATTGATTTTGTAGTACCCGAATCATCTAATAACCAATGGGGAGAATATACTATTGGTAATTACCAGGTTGCGATAGTAGGAGCTTCCAATGCGAGTAGTGGTCCATACATAGTGGGGATAGGTTGTAAAACAGATATTTCAGGGTCTACGTTTAGCATACAAAAATATGTAAATGAAACTAAAACTATTGACGAAAAGTACCTTCCTACTTATTTAGATAAATTGGCTTATTGCACATGTACAACTGCTGCTTCCACACAAGCAAAGGTTGCAGCTTGCTCTGTAGGGCAATTCACGCTAACCAAGGGGCAAAAGGCTGTAGTAAAGTTTTCGAATGCAAACACCGCAGCGAGTCCAACTTTAAACATCGGTTCAACTGGGGCAAAGTCAATATATTGGAACGGAAAGGCTCTTCCTTCTACACAGTATTGGGAAGTTGGTGCTGTGCTTGAGTTCGTTTATAATGGTTCTCAATTTGAATTAATTGGCATAGCGAAAGATAATAGCAAAGAATATTCAGTGGCAACAACATCATCCGATGGATTATTCTCCGCAACAGACAAGGTTAAATTAGATGGTATAGCATCTGGCGCAGGTACGAATGATGTAAAGTATATTGAACAAGAATTGACCGAGGAACAAAAGGTACAGGTAAGGACAAACATAGGTGCAGGTACATCGAGTTTTAGTGGAGATTATAATGATCTCAATAACGCATTGGTTCACACAACGTCGTGGTTGCTAGAAAATTATCCTGATGTCATTGAAACAGCAGTCGTGCAAAATATGCGCGTGTTCCAGATTAAGGTAATGCCAGATGATTCTGTAAATATTCCATCTGGTGTATATGTGATTGATGGATTATATGACCATATGCAATTCGTAACATCATCAGGAACAGCAATTTCGTGGTGGAAACCCCCTACAGCAGAAGGCACGTGGTTCTCTTTTGGTCGTAGACCAACCACACAAGGATCTGAGACAGTACAATATGAGTTTCAAGAGGGAAGAAATATTGTAAGCTTTGTGATAGCGAGTGATGGAACGTATAATACACGAACAGTAAGACAACAGGTGTGGAAAGATGAAGTATTATTAAGAACTAATACTACTCAATATACACCTACTACTGATTATCATCCTGCGACAAAAAAGTATGTAGATGACACAGTTAGTGCGTCTGTCCCCACCACACTCCCCAACCCAAACAAGCTCACGTTCTCCGGCGCGGTCACGGGCGAATATGATGGTTCATCTGCGGTGGCTATCGAGATCCCGAAGGGTGGCAAGGCAAGCGCGAATTTCCTCATTCAGTCCAATGGCACTGTGTTATCGGCACCTACCTATGCGCAGTTGACTTCCGGCACGTATGCAAGCTTCTATGCCTTGTATGGTGGTACATTGTACGCTTTATCTCAGCAGACGCAAACGAGTGGCACTTTCACGTTTAAGTTTAACGACGTTCCGAACGGCAAGATGTATGTTGTTACGGTTGACAGCTCGGATAACACTACTTTTGTTGAGGAAGAGTTACCAACCACTACCGTTACTCTTAAAACATGGACATCTGCAGATATTAGTTAAAGGAGATAATACATATGGCTACAGAAAAACAAATTTCCAATTTAGTAATCAATAAAGTTGAAAGCCAAGCAGTTTACGACCATATGGCTTCCAACAACTTAGTTAACGAAGATGAATTATATTTGATTGAAAATACAGGCGATGATAGCGGCGGCGTGTTTTTTGGTACTTGTATGACTGCTGCGTCTACGAACGAAAAGGTTGTTACAACGCAACAGGGAAACTTTAAATTAGAAGTTGGTGCAACAGTGTATGTACAATTTAATACAGCATCAACGTCTACTGCTACCACATTAAATATTGATGGTACTGGTGCGATTGCCGTACAAACTTCAGCGACCAATGTACTTATGGCAAATCAGATTGCACCCAAATCGGTTGTTGGTTTTGTTTATGATGGCACTGTGTATAGAATGCTTGATGGGGCTATTGCGACAACAACCTATTATGGAGTAACTAAACTGTCATCTGCTGTTAACTCAATTTCTACAGCTACGGCAGCAACATCATCTGCCGTTAAAAAAGCTTATGATTTGGCAGCAGCGGCACTTCCTCTCGATGGAGGTACAATGACAGGGATATTGACCTTATCCGACATACCTACACAAGACCTCCATGCGGTACCAAAAAAATATGTTGACCATTATATTTTAACAATTGCTGACGCATTAGAAAAAGCTGGTATACCCGTTTCTGGCCTAGATGACTTAGGTGGTGGCGCTATTGGTGGTGGTGGTAACGTTACTCCCGCTGAGTAAAATTTTATTTTTAAATAATAAAGGAAGAAAATGCTTATGTATTACTATGCGCACATTGATGAAAGCTCCATTGTAATTGAAGTTTGTGCGTTGAACGAACCGATATTTGATTCTATGTATATAGAAATTACAGAAGCACAATACAATAATGGAGAAAATTTAGTGGGTTTACGATATGACCCAGATTATCATACTTTTGGTGATATAATTTATTGGATTGGCACAACGACAGAAGTGAGTTATAAGACTACTCCTCGATCATTAAGTGGAAAACTTGATGAGATTGATAGTAAGTTAGCGAATAAGGCAGATATCTCCCATACGCATGACGACAACGGTAGTGTGGTAAATATTGTGAGGTGGTAATTATGACAGGTTTATATGTTGGTAATGTACCAATTAATCAAATCAATATAGTTCCCACTACTTCTGGAATTGATACTAGTGACGCAAATGCCACAGAGAATGATATATTATCCTCTAAAACAGCATATGTTAATGGTGTTAAAATCACAGGCGGTATTCAATCAGTGGAGGGAGGTATTTACGCTTCTAACCAAATAATATCTACTGCAGGTAAATATCTTACAGGGGACATAGAGATTAATGTGCCCCCGTCAGGTATTATTCCAAGTGGCACCGTAAATATTACGGCAAATGGTAGCTATGATGTTAGCACTTATGCAAACGCACAAGTTGATGTTGTGCCTTCGGTAGTTAGCACTCCGCGGTCTGTGATCTTTACTGTTACAACAGATGTAATGGAGACAACATCTACGAAAGTTATTACTGGAAATGCTTTTATCGCACAGAATATTAATAACGATAATTTATTTATGACATTGCTTCGAAAAGAGACTACTGCTAATGATACTATGTCTATATGTCAAGCATCATGCGCAAATTCTCCTGCTTTTTTAGGTGGTTATTTTATGACCGTGTATAAATCTGGTCTTGCTGCGGCTGTACAGACCAATACTAGTACAAATTATAAGTTAAATAGTAGCACAGCAGGAACGTATACTCGTATTTATGCAGATAGTAATGGAGATGTTTATATATTGACATATTATGCTGGGTTTTCGTCTACGAAGGTTGGTTTAAAAGCAGGAGAATATACGTTATTTTATGGTTTATTCGGCGAACAGTGATTTAAGGGAGAGAGGTGTGATATATGCCTACTACTACACGTGTGAATTCTTTAAATATAAATTTATTGACCCAAGCACAATTTAACGCAGCAGAAAAAGACCCTAATCAAATCTATATGATAACTGACGCTCAGGATAACACAGATATTTCAGTTGTAACTACTACCGAAAATGGTCTAATGAGCTCTGCGGATAAAGTTAAATTAGATGGTATTGCGACTGGGGCTACTAATGTATCAGTAGATGATGAACTTTCGGGCACTTCTACGAATCCAGTACAGAACAAAGTGATTAATAATGCGTTGAACGATAAGGCAAATTTAGCTATATCGATTATAGCTAATTTGGTTGCCACTGTATGGATAGAAGATGGAGATGCACATAAACAAATTCTGACTATAGATGGTGTCACGCCAACTAGAAATGGTATTGCTGGTGTTGCTCAGACAGCAACCGACGAGCAATGTAGACAAGCGGCAAGTGCAATGTTACGTATTGCAGGACAGGGAACTAATCAGCTTACTATTAAGGCATTAGGAGAAGTTCCGACTGTCGATATTCCTTTGGAAGTTATTTTATTATAAAGCAAAAATATTGAATAAAAGGAGATGGTTTCAAAGATGGCAAATAATAAGTTAATTGTACAACATAGACGTGGTACAGCCGAACAATGGGAATCATCTGGTATAGTTCCATATGACGGAGAGATTGTAATTGAAGAATGTGCAGACGGGACTTTTAAGACAAAAATTGGGGATGGCGTTAATACCTTCCCCAATTTGCCATATCAAAATTTAGATAAAGAAATTGCGGAACTTAAGCAGTACGTTGACGGCAAGGTTGTTGATGGGCTGTTGTACGAGGATAATAAGTTATATCTCACCTTGGGTGGAGAAGTTGTATCTGAACCTGTGGAGATAGCTGGTGGTTCTGGTGGTGGAGGTGGAGCTACGTATATTGTCACGCTTCAAAACCTCATGGAGTCACGCTATATTACGGTCTCAGAGGGTAGCGAAGTCAATATTAAGTTTAGTTATTCTTCAGTGGACGCAGATGGCATAAATGATGGCGAGGGTGTTGGAACGTTATATGTTAATAATATTTCTGTTGCGACTATGGCAATAGCTCAAGGTGGAAACTCATTAGATATTACACAATATTTGAAGTCAGGTGAAAACGCCATTAAGTTGCGCGTTGCCAACTCTGAAGGTAGTTCAAGAATGTTAACTTATAGTGTTTCTGTGATTTCCTTATCGGTTTCCACTACATTTAACGAGCTAGACTCTTATTCTGGCGATGTTACATTTATGTATGTCGTTACTGGTAGTGGTTTAAAGACAATACATTTTGTAATGGATGGCGTTGAAGTTGGTACTACGGAAACTACAGTTACGGGACGTTCATTAGGATATACAATTCCAGCACAACCACATGGTAGCCATATATTTGAAGTGTATGCGACATCATCTGTAAATGAAGTTACTGTAAAGAGTAATATCGTTAAGCTCGGTATGCTTTGGATTGGAGATAGTATGCTTCCAGCGATTATATCTACATTTACAACAACAAGTGCTATTCAGGGTGAAGTTTTAACTGTTCCTTATATGGTTTATGATCCAACGAGTGAAAATGCAGCCGTTATGCTATCTGTTATTAAAGAAGATGGTACGGCATACAGTGTGAAAAATTTAACCGTTGATAGAACAACTCAAAATTGGGCTGTACAGGACTTTCCGGCAGGGAATATTACATTGAAAATAATATGCGGTAGTGCATCAGTATTCTTTCCGATAAATGTCCAAAAATCAACATTTACTTTGGAGCCGATATCTGATGGTCTTATCTTGGAGTTCTCAGCCGAAGGACGTAGTAACAATGAACAGAATCCTGAATCTTGGTCATATAACAATATGGTTGCATCATTTGATGGCTTTGGCTGGGCTGGGGCTGATGGTTGGTTAGATGACAGCAATGGGGCAACTATGTTGAGATTCCTACCAGGTGATACTATGACCATCCCACTGAAGATGTTTGAAGATGACTGTAGATCAACTGGTTTAACAATTGAAGTAGAAATGGCAACTAGAGATGTACGTGACTATGAATCTGTAGTTATTTCTTGTATTTCTAATGAACGTGGTTTTAAAGTTGCTTCACAGTATGCAGAATTAAAATCGGAAGGTTCAAGTGTAAGTATGCAATTTAAGGAAGACTCTCGTGTTAGAGTTACTTTTGTTGTAGAACACAGGAATTTAAATAGGCTTATATATATTTATATTAATGGTATTTTATGTGGTGCAACACAATACCCTGAAACTGATAACTTCTCACAGTCTCCTGCGGTTGGTATCACTATTGGTGCAGAATCTTGTGGTATTGATTTATATAGGATTCGTTGCTACAAAAAGGGGCTAACTCGACATGAAGAGTTGAACAACTATATTTGCGACAGACCTACTTTAGCAGACCGTGTTGAAGCTCAAAAACGCAATGATATACTGGATGAAAGCGAAGAAGTGTCTATTGCAAAGCTACCGATGGATCTTCCTTACATGATTATATCTTGTCCTGAGCTACCTCAGTACAAAGGTGATAAGAAGCAATGTACTATTGAATATGTTAATCGTATTGACCCTAGTAAGAGTTTTACTGCGTCGGGAGTGCAGATTAATGTTCAGGGTACATCTTCAGCAGGATATAGAAAGAAGAATTTTAAAATCAGTTATAAAAAAGGTTTTGATATAACCGAAAGTGGTGAGCACGTTGACGGATATAAGTTGCGTGATACTTCTATTCCAGCGAAAGTTTTTACTATGAAGGCAGATGTTGCTTCAAGTGAAAATGCTAATAATGTAAAGCTTGTGGATTACTATAATACACTATGTCCTTATAAGACTCCTCCACAAGTAGCGGATAGTCGTGTTCGGCAAGGTGTTGATGGTATTCCGATAGTTATTTTCTGGGAAAATACTGGTGCAACACCATCTGTTACTAGATTTGAAGGCAAGTATAATGCAAATGATGATAAGTCTAGTGTTGAGGTTTTTGGTCTTACAGAAGGTTGTGAATCGTGGGAATTTCGCAACAACACTTCTAATCGCATGTTATTTAAGGTTAGTGACTATGGGGATGGATGGCTAAACGATTTTGAAGCACGTTATCCTGAAGATAATATTGATTTTACTAATTTAAAACGTATGACTGACTGGGTGGTTAGTACCGATAGAGAACAGGCTACCGATGGAGTTTTAGAAACACCAGTCATTTATAATGGAATACAATACACAACAGATTCTTCAGATTATCGTTTGGCAAAATTTAAAACTGAGTTTGAGGATTATTTTATTAAAGATGCAATGATATTTTATTATCTCTTTACTGAGATATTCTTAATGGTTGACTCACGTGCAAAGAACTTTTTTGCTAGTACATTTGATGGAATACATTGGATGCCGTTACCCTATGACTACGACACTGCTTTAGGTATCAACAACGAAGGTGTTCTCGCCTTTTCATACGACCTTGAAGATACCGATACGGTAGGTGGGGAGAATGTGTTCAACGGACAAACAAGTGTCCTGTGGTGCAATATTCGTGATGTGTTTGGCAATGACATCAAAAAAATGTATCAAGACTTACGTAGTGAAGGTTATTTGTCATATGAGGTTCTACGAGATATCTATATTAAACATCAATCGGCTTGGCCCGAAGCACTTTGGAACGAAGATGCTTATGAAAAATACTTGCAACCACTGATTATCAATAATGACAAAACCTATCTCCCTATGATCCAGGGCGACAAATCCTCACAAAGAGACTGGTGGCTTTTCAATGGCTTTAGATATAGGGACAGTAAATATTATTGCGGAGACGCATTAAAAAACGTCATCACTCTTCGCTGTTACGCAACAGGAGATATAACAGTAACTCCTTATTCTAACATATGGCCTACAATCAAATATGGTTCATACTTAGTTACTCAGCGCGGAGAAAGAAACATTCCATATACATTAAAATGTCCTTTGGATGAAATGAATGATACGGAAGTATATATTTACTCAGCTGATAGAATTGGTAACATTGGTGATTTATCAGGACTCAAAGTTGGTTTTGCAGACTTCTCTATGGCTGTCAAATTACAGAGCTTAATACTCGGTAGTAATGTAGATGGTTATGAAAATACTCGTCTTGAAACAGTTAACGTTGGTAATAATGAACTACTAACGCTTATAAATGTAGAAAATTGTACGTCTTTGACTCAAACAGTTGACTTATCTGGATGCACTGGACTGGAAACGGTAAAAGCAAAAGGTTCGGCTGTTACAGGTTTATCATTGCCCAACGGTGGTCACTTAAAGACATTAGAGCTTCCAGCGACAATTACTAACTTCACTGTTCAGAATCAGCAGCAACTTGAAAGTGTTACGTTCGAAGGTTATGGTGCATTAACTACCTTACGTGTAGAGAACTCAACTAATATTCCTATTGAGGCAATATTTGATAATGCAATAAATCTTAATCGTGTAAGATTAATGAACGTAGAATGGACGGCTTCAAGTAGTGACGAATTGGCTAAAACTATTAATAAGTTAAAAACTTGCATCGGTATGGACGCCAATGGCAATAATACAAAGACAGCGATAGTTAATGGTAGAGTGCGAGTTCCTGCTGTTGATGATGCGCTTTTAGCTGATATTGGCACTAACTTTCCTGATTTAATAGTTGTCGTTGGCGATGTGGCTTATTATATTGTCAGATACATTAATGCCGATGGTACACTATTATATACAACTCATATGACTGAAGGTAGTGAACCTATTGATCCCGTCGCCAAGGGACTTATAAGTACACCTACTAGAGAAGGCACAGGAGATATTCAATACACATACAACGGATGGTCTAATATGCCAGCGACTATTACTGGCAATACGGCAATTATTGCTTCTTATAAAGAAACTTATTTGGTTGTGTTTTTAAACTATGATGGAAGTTTATTGGATTCTCAGTGGATCGATAATGGTGAAGATGCTGAAGACCCTGTTACTAATAACATTATTGAAAAGCCTACTCGTCCACAAACGGCACAATATAATTATGCTTATATAGGATGGGATAAGAATCTTACGAATATTACGGCACCAATAGATATTACGGCACAATATGATGCTATTATTCGTAGTTATACTGTAAGATTTTTAAACAATGATAAAGTACTTGAAACCCAGACAGTTGAATATGGTCAAGCAGCAACTTACACTGGGCAAACCCCAACTAAGTTAGACGTTGATAATCCTGACGATTATGTGTTCACTGGATGGACACCAAATCCTTCATATATTGAAGGTGATTTAGACTGCTATGCTTCGTTTAAATTTACAGGATATATTGAAGACAGTTGGGTGGAAATTGCCGATAGTATTGTTGATGGTACTTATGCAACAAAGTACAAGGTCAATAGATTAAAGGAAACGACACTTACATATTCAGATGGTACGTCAGATACAATTGATATTGAGTTAGTTGATTTTAATCATGATGATTTGGCAGACGGTAGTGGCAAAGCAAGCATTTCTTGGATTGTGAAAGAAGTTCCGTCTAAGTTAGTTACTGCAAATCAGAGTGTAACAAACGTTGGTGGTTGGGAAGGCAGCGCTTTGAGAACGCATGTAAAGAATATTATATATAATGCTTTGCCTGACGACTTGAAGGCAATAGTAAAACCTGTTATTAAGAAAGCATCTGCGGGTGCTAAATCTACTGAGATTATTGAGTCCACTGATTCAGTATGGATTCCTGCCATTGTAGAAATTGATGATACTTATACTAATGCTGCAACATATCCAGTATATGCACAAGAAGGTAGTACTTACGCAGCATATACTAGTAAAAATAAACGTATAAAATATAATTCTACAGGAGAATCTTACGTAAACTATTGGACACGTTCTGCTGATGTAGGAAGTGTTAACAGTTTTCACTGTGTATATAATAATGGAGCAATTTCTAGCTTCGGTGCCGACTTCCCAATGGGTGTGGCTTTTGGATTCTGCATTTAATATTTTTAGAAAGGAGTGGTTATAGTGATTCGAGGAGCTTGTCAACAATTTAAATTTAAAACGCCATATGACTTAGAGCAACTTAAAACTGTTCATATTACTTTTTGGCAACCAGATAACAATGGTACTGAAGATTGCATTTTGCCCATTACAAAACAACTAACAGATTGTAAACAGGATCAGCTAGGAATTAATGTAACTCTGAATCAAGTAGAAACGTTAGCCTTTTCGGAAAAGAGTAAAGCGTTTGTGCAATTTAGAGGATTGACTACTGAAGGATTTGCTTTTGCGAGTCGTATAATGCCTATTAATGTATATCCAGTAAAGGACGAGACTGTTCTTGAGTGAGGTGTATATTATGGGAGAAGACAAAATTATACAAATAAAAGAAGAACCTATGAAAGTAGAAACTGAAATAAAGTCTACTACTACCGAAGTTGACGAAGCGTCACAGGATGTTGAAGTGCAAGTGCCAACTCCACCAAGTTTTTCTGTTGAAGATGCTAATATCATTGATATAGAAATGGATGAGGCTTTTCCGTATATGCCTCGAAATAACGTCGAGGATTTAATAGGTAGCAATAATATTCTCATTGATGGTCAAGAGGTTAATGGTTCCAACACTAATGGGAGTGTATCTTTGGTGCAAATACTCACAGAATACGCCAATAATAGTAGTGGAGAAGGAACTACAAATCACTCTTTGCTAGATGGTAGAGAATTGCCGAATCAACACCCAATTTCGGCTATTTCAAATTTAAAAGAAGAATTAGATGAAATTAAATCATTGAAAAGAGTTTATTCTTCTGAAAATGGTTTTGGTGAATTCCGTAAATGGGACGATGAGAATCCAAAATGGGAAGATCGATCTGGTTATTTTGTGAAACTTATTGGTGGCACAGAGAACGTTGCTATTTGTACTAATCAAGATGACGTGTATGGTGTATCAGTAATACATAGTGGTTTTGTTGGTGGTCAGGACATTTCAGATAAAAGCGACGATCCTCTTTATGCTCTAGTGGGTATTACTGGTGCTTTGCGTGTGCGTACAGATGGAACGGCTACGACAGGAGATTATATCGTACCCAATGAGTTGGGTGTAGCAACGAAATCTAAAAATAACTGTGGTTATAAAGTCATATCAACTGGTAGTTATGCTAGTTATGAATATCTCACAATTGCTGTAACACCACAGAACGATAAGATTAATAAAATTTATGGCACACTAATGGATGCCGAAGGTAGCTTTGGTAATATTGTTGTAAGACTAGGTGAAGTTGAATCGAGAGTTGATAATGCAACTGATAGAATAAATATTGCTATAAATAATAATGATGAATTAAAAAATCTTATAAAAGAAAATACTAAAAACATTGAGTCTGTTGGTGCTATAGCTCAGGAGGCACAAAAAGCTGCTAACCAAGCTACTGAGAAAGCGAACCAGGCAGTGACCGAAGCCAATAATGCAAAAAATGAAGCTCTAGCTGCTGCAAATGAGGCAAAAGATAGAGTGAATGCATCATTGGCAGATATTAATGACCTCAAGGATAAAATGACTATTATCTCTAGCTTCAATGATGGTGATGGCAATACTGGTGTACAAGGATTTGTTGATGTTGCGGAAAAGAACAATATGTTACTTGGTTCCTTACAAGAATCAGTTAACGAATATGGCACTGATATTACATCTATTAGTCAGCAAATAAAAGAAACTGAAGCGGCAATACAGCACCTTGTTGTTCACTCTGACAAATACTCTGTTGGTGCATATTCACTTTCTTATGGGCTTTCTCATGACGAGGCAAAATCTCTTTTGAAAAACGGAGATACGTATATAGCTACTTTTACTCACACAGAAACGATGAAGCAAACTATTGAAAATCCTGATGATCCAGATAATCCTACAGTAACAACTACTGATTTTTCTTTTGAACGAGGGTATGCGTACCAATGGGATGCGACCAATATGATGTGGATCAAGGGCGAGTCAGTTTCTACAGCAACTACTTATTCACAAGGAACGAATGTTGGGGATTTGTGGTTCTGTTGGCAAGAGGTTGAGTATACTGACGAAAGTGGTAATACAAGAACGCTCATTCCAGGAACGCTCTACCGTTGGAGCGAAGATGGGCAATGGGTTGCTATAGCTACAACAGATGGTAATTACAAGAGTCGTATGATTTCGTCTATCAAGCAAACAGCTGATGGTATATATTCTGATGTAGCTAATTTGCGTGGAGATGTGTCAACTATCTCCCAGGAGGTTGATAAAATTAGCACCAGGGTAGCGACCGCTGAAGGCAATATAAGTAATGTAGAACAAAGAGCGGACTCTATTGAAGCAGAAGTTAACAATATCAATGGCACTATGACTAGCATAAAGCAACAAGCTGATGACAATAGTGCAAAAATTACATCTGTTGCTTCGGGACAGTTCTCTGTGAGATATCAGTCTTTCATGGGCAATCCCGAACTAGTCGTGGAGCAACATAAATATAATGCACCTCCTTTTTGGGACGAAGATAAGCAGGAATTTGCGTTTAGTGATGAAATAATAGATGATACTAATGGTATTTATTGCTATGCTACTAAGAAAGATGTTGATGGTAATACTATTCTAGATAAGACTAAATACTACAAAATTACTTCTGATGGATATGAAGTTTATATTGTAGGCAATCAGGCAACTTCTTTTATTGATCAACGTATTGATGAAAATGAGGCGGCAATAGATTTATTGGTTCAATATAAAGATGGTGAGTTAAAGGAATCATTAGCTAATATTAGTGAAAAGGCTGATGCAAACGGTGCCAGTATTAATTATATGACTTCTTATTATTATCATACTTTATTGTCAGTATCAGAAACCCCTGCGTTTTCTCCAGATGGATTGAGATATAAAAATAAACCTTCGTGGAATCCTGCTCTCGGTAAGTATGAGTTTGATGCTAAAGATAAAGATGAGAACGGTGCGTATTATATAGCCGACGAAGATGCCACAACTTATTGCTGTATTAAAACAGCTGGAGATGGTACAACCTTGTATGAAATATATGGTCTTGCAGGTAGTTATATGGCGGCAATTCAGCAAGGTGCTGATGAAAACGGCGGCTATATTCAGTCTATTGTGCTAGATATAGAAGCTTACAATGTAGGACAGTATTCTCCTTCTTATGGTATGTCTTACGATGATGCTGTTACGTCTATTCCGAAAGGAACTATGTATGTTCCTGTGATAAACCACTCTGAGAACCTAATTCCCGATGAGCGAGTTGGTACTGATACTATTGATAATGACCTTGATGCGGGTACGCTTTCTGAGAGAGGGTCGAGTAACGATGTAGTGCGTTTGCCCACACCTCCGTTTAATTCACTTGAAGCGACTGGTATGCAGACTTATGATTTTGTAGTTGAAAATGGTCAGACTTATAGCTATAAATGGACGGGCACAGCATGGGAACAAGATGGTATAGTCTCATTAAGTAAGGAATATTTTGCTTATGATGGTACGAAGAATATAGCGAGGTTATGGTATTGCACTCAGGATGTTACAAGTTCTCAAGAAACCGAGAATGGTAAAAGCAAGATTTACAAACAGGGCACGTTATACGCATGGCATGGTGGAAGATGGTTTGCTATTGCTACTGTAAATGATAATTTACTTTCTCGTTCTATTAGTTTAGTGCGTCAAACGGCAAACTCTTATTCCATAGAACTACGTAATATGCAAGGAGATTTTTCTCAGTATAAGCAAACTGTTAATAACATTGGTCTTTTAGTAAGTGGTTCTGATGGTTCAAGTGGTGAACTTAATATTTCCAAAGAAGGAATTGTTGGTGAGGTTTATAATCGTACAGGTAATTCTGGCACTTTAAAGACACAAGTTGATTCAACTCAGGCAGTTTTAGATTTAATGGTTTCTGGTCTTTATCATAAATTAGAGCAACCGTTAACAAGTAATGTTCCACAACCATATGGTACTTGGGGTAAATATGCTGTGCGACCAGAATGGTCAGTGGCACTGAAGAAATTTGTTTTTGATACAAGAAATGAAGATGCTGATGGTATTTATTATTTCTTTGATAATGACGAAACTCATTATTGCAAAGTTGTTGGAGACCAGTATGAAATTTATACCATAGGCAAATTATCTACTGCTGGTACAGATGCTCACATTACTGAAGAATATGCTAATATTAACACACTTGCTTATTTCGGGGATGATGAACAGGGTACTATTGCCGGATTGAGAAATTTGGCTCTTGAGGGTAAAGCACAAGTACAGCTTTTAGCTTCGTTAGATAAGAATAAATTAAATCGTGTTATTGATATGTATGGATATACTGTTCCCGAAGGAACTAAGAGATATGCTAACAAGCCTACGTATTTAAATGGAGCTTTTACTTTCAGTGGGCAAGCTGAAGATACCAATGGAGAGTACTTTCTTATTAATAGTCAACAGTTCGGTAAATTGATTTTAGGTAACAAGGGCAGCTGTTATGGCTATGAAGTTTATGACTATGACAGTAGTAGCACTGCTGGGCTTGTAAGCACTGTGCTCGACAACCAGGCTAACGTTGGAATGATAGTAGATAGTAATGGCGTTAGAGGTAGCGTAGTAGTTGAAGCCATTAACGGGCAGTCCCAAGCAACAATTTCTGCCGATAAAGTGAATTTAAACGGCTATGTTACTATTAATAGTTTAAAGTCTGGAGGAAGTACTGAAATTGATGGTTCGAGAATTGTTACAGGTGTTATTGATAGTAGCAATTATAGTTATAGTTCTGGAAACTTCTCTACGAGTGGAACGTCATTTGATTTAAGTGACGGTTCTATTATTAGTAAGAACTTTGCAATTGATTCTAATGGGAATGTATATTTAAGAAAAAATATAAGTATTGGTTTAAACTCCAATGGTGGATATAATTTTACTGTTGACTCTTTTGGAAATGTAAATGTTGCTGGTACATTAGATGCAAAAGTTTTGAAATTTAATGGAAAATCTGTTTTAACATCAGACGATAAAGTGAAGGCAGATTATCTTGAATTAAAAGGAATAATAGTTACGGATAGCTCTAACAATATTACATTCAAGGTAGACTCTAATGGCAATGTCACGGTAAAAGGTGATATAACAATGGGAAGTAGTAGTAGTATTAGTTGGAGTAGTATCACGGAAGTTCCTTCGACAGTTACTGGTGCTTATAATTTAGCTGATAATGCATATGATAAAGCAGCAAACGCACAAGCTGATGCCTCGAATGCTTTAGATGCTGCTGATAGTGCAAATAGTATAATTAACAATTGGAGCTACAAATACGAGGGTGTAACATATATTAATGGTGCTCAGCTTATGACTGGTACCGTAACAGCCTCGACACTGCAAGGTGGAAGCGTAAAGCTATTAGATGGGGACGCTAGCACGTGCGGAAAGCTAACTTTAACTAGCGCACAGACGGCCGCATATGCAGTTGACCTGACTTCTTATGGAGCACTGCGTTGTAAGGCAGGAGATGGTTCTTTGTATCTTGAAACAGCAAATACATTTATACAACTACATACTTCACCAGCACAAATAACTGTTAGGGGAGATTTCATGCCTGCAAAAGATAATTATATGGATCTTGGCGATTCTGAGCATCGTTGGCATGCTGTGTATGCTGCGACAGATAAGATTATTACATCTGATAGAGATGAAAAACAAGATATAGAATATGATGTTGATAAATATGAATCGTTTTTTATGTCTTTAAAGCCAACACAATATAAGTTTATTGATAATCACAGTAATCGCTATCATATTGGGTTTATAAGTCAAGACGTGGAAGAATCACTTGTTAATAATAAACTTAGTTCACTTGATTTTGCTGGTTTTGTTAAATCTCCAATATATAAAAACAAAAATGACAAAAGTTCTGAAATTGTAGGATATAGATATGGTTTAAGATATGATGAATTTATTGCTCTCAACGTTCATATGATTCAGAAATTATACACTAAAATAGACAAACTTGAAAATAAGATACGGCAACTAGAAAAGGCTTCCACAGAAATGGAGTGATTATATGGCACAAAAATATAGTATACAATTATTAACGGCTTCAACATCCGAGTGGAATGCGTCCCAATACGTTGTTCCCAAAGGAGAGCTGATAGCTGAGTTACAAATAGATGGAAAAATACAATTAAAAATCGGTGATGGGTTACATAAATTTTCTGATTTATCATATGTAGCCGATAAGGGTCCAAAGGGAGATACTGGTATGTCGCCCACAGTATCAATATCAAAAGAAAATGGTGTTGCAACTATAACTATTACTGACAGTTTAGGGGAACACCCATTCCAAGTAAATGATGGAATATCCCCTACGGTTAGTACGGAAAAGATTGATGGAGTCGCTACAGTTATTATTACAGATGCCGATGGTGAGCATCCATTTACAGTTAATGACGGCATATCGCCAACAGTAAACACTTCTAAAGTGGATAGTATAGCAACAGTTACAATTACCGACGAAAGCGGCCTCCATAAATTTACTATTAAAGACGGAGACAAGGGCGATCCTTTTACGTTTGAGGATTTAACTGATGCGCAAAAACTAGAACTCAAAGGTGACACTGGCGAGGGCTTTGAAATTCAAGGCACATATGATACGTTAGAGCTTTTAGAGGCTGGCGTTACATCTCCTATGCCCGGTATTGCATATGGTGTTGGTACGGCTGCCCCATATGATATTTATATATACGATGGAGTTAAATCAGCTTGGATAAATCATGGGCAACTACAAGGCGCAAAGGGTGAAACTGGTGCAGTATTTATTCCAGCGGTAGCAGAGAACGGTGATTTGTCATGGTCAAACAATGGTGGATATACGAATCCGACAGCTGTAAATATTAAAGGCGTAGGTGTTGAGAGCATTGAGCGCACATCTGGTGATGGTTCTCCTGGTTCAGTAGATACTTATACTATTACTTATACTGATAGTAATACAAGCACATTCAATGTAACTAATGGTTCAGCTTTAGATATCTCGGGCAAACTTGATCTTGCAGGAGGTATAATGACTGGCTCTTTGATTTTGAATGCAGATCCTACAGAAAATCTTGAAGCGGTCACTAAGCAATATGTAGATAATCTTATTGGTGATATTGATGCTGCTATGGATGCTATTAATAACGTAATTGGAGGTGCGTCGTAATGTCTGTTGCAAGTAAACTTACAAGTATTGCTGAAAGTTTGCGGGTCAAATTAGATGCAATTAATACAAAATTAACAGCTAAGGGGCAAACCGAGGCGGCAAATTTAAATGAAGTGCCAGATAAAATTGAGGCTATTGAGACAAAAAAACAGGATGTTCTAAACTTGGTATCTGGTATTACAAAATATACAGATTCATTTGAAATTAATGGAGAGCTTAGAAGTAACGTACTTGTTCAGCCATCTGATTTTTCGGACGAAAGCACTATAACTTGGAATTCTAGAGCAGACAGTTATTTTTCTCACTCTATAGAGAACATTGAGGGTAGCGAAAATGGTAGTGTAATGGTTTTAAATCCTGTTAGAACAACAGAGACAAGTGTTTATAATTTATTTTGGTTTAACTCTACTGTCGATGCAAGCACATCAGAACCCAGAACGTATTTAATCGCCGTAAGAGCAAAAGCAAGCGAAACTATTACGTCATATTTTCCAAATATGGCAATTACATATTATCCAACAGGTTCAACAGGTGCCAAGTTTTTATATTTTTCTTATACCCCCACAACAGAATGGCAGACTTTTTATGTAATTGCAAATATACCTGAGAATTATTATTTAAAAGATATAACAATGTGTTTTTGTAGTAGAGGAATAACACATTACATTGATTGGATTGCAGCTTATGATATTACTGGGACAGATTTTGATCATATGACATTTGGTGCAAAGGCTACGGCTACCACATCCGATGTGCTTTCTGGTAAAACTTTTTACAAAGATGGCGTTTGTTATACTGGAACTATTGCTACTAAAACTCAAAGTGATTTGAAAACGTCAGGTTTTACAGTTAGCATCCCTGCTGGATATTATGCAACAGCAATAGATCAACCTATTGGCTCAACAGAAACATGGACATTTACTATGTCAAACGGCACTACTCAAACTAAATCTGTAGGAGTGAGTACGTTATGAGTTATGATTTTTCTAATGTAGCAAAAATAAGTATTCCTGAGGGCGAAGTTAATAAAATCACCAATGCGTCTGGAAGTGTAGTTTGGAGAAAGCCATATGTTTGGACAGAATATACTGTTGTCACGAGTATAAACTATGATGTTACTTGGAGCGATAATTCGTCTTCGCAAAGGTATACAACATCCGTTGGTATCCCCATCGACTTACAGGCGTGGAGCGGTTATAACGTAAATGATTCTGCGGAATTTGAAGGCTCCGGACAACGATATACAAACTCTGGCGGTTTAATAGTGTATGCTACCAGCCATAGTTACTCGACTTATCCGTATGTGACATATTTTGATGGAGAAAATCGGATTTGGAAAGTTATAAGTGTAACCTATTCTTCGAATATGGATAGGTTTACCATAAAATATTATACTGGCACAGTAACCTCGTCTTCTGTTGAATCACGTGGAATTACAACTGGGAGATTTATGATATCCAATAATGCAAGCGCGTATCCTGTTAACGGTATCCAAAATGGATATTGGTATCTTAGGACACAAATTGGTTATACCAAATAACACATAGGTTATAAAAAAGGAGAAAATAAAAAATGAAATACATAAATATTATTAAAGCTCAAGCCCCAATACATTATATGGCAAAGATGAAACTTCCTATTAAGGAAAATAAAAAATCTCGTGCTATTTTTAAAATGGTACTTGCAATAGATGAATTTGCAGCATATATCAAAGAGGAAGAAACGAAAATAATCGAAAAATATAAAGGTGTCATTCAATCAGATGGTTCAATCCAGTTTGGCAATGACCAAGATGGCGTTGATAGAGCAAATTTGTGTGTTAAAGAAATTGCCGAATTCGAAAACTCTGACGTGGATTGGAATTATGAAGTTGTGCGACTTTCCGAAGAATCACTGGCTGATGCATCAGATTTTTCTTTATCGCCAGAAGAAATATTCTACTTAGAAGGTTTTATTGAATTTGAATAAAGAGGAGAGGATGGTAATGTACCGTCCTCTCTTTGTTGTTATAGGAGAAAATAATTATGGTTATATGTGGAATTGATGCAAGTACAAATAAGACTGGTATTGCTATATTTATGGACGGTGAGTATATTGTGCATACATTGATTGATTTGCACAAGGAATCTAATGCTGATGTGCGTATTCCAAAAATGATGTGCGAGATATGTGCTTTTCTAGATCGGTTTGGTATAGACAAAATTATTATGGAAAAAAGCATTTTAAAAACTAATGTTGATACCGTTCAAAAGCTAAGTAATATCGCTGGGGCGGTAATGTTATATGCGGCACAGCATGATATTGAATTTGAAAACCCTGTGCCTTCTGTGTGGAGAAAACGTATAGGCTTGCAGCAGTCTAATAAGATTAAACGGACAGCACTTAAGCTCGAGGCGGTACAGGCTGTGAAGCAAGAATACGATATGAATGTTACAGACGATGAAGCAGAGAGCATTTTGATTGCTCGAAGTGGCTATAAGTTGCCGACGATTGAGGTAAAAGCTGACAAAGTTTTATGGGGCAATGAATGAATTTGAAATGGAGAAAAGGAGATTTTTTTTATGAAGATTACAGCTAAACAATTTGTTGAAGATTTTCAAGAAAATAATATTCAAAATACAAAAATAAATGAACATGCGGTAGAAGATTATATCAGAAAAAAGTTAGAAATTAAAGAGTATATTCCATTTACGGAAAAATGTAAAATTATTGAAGTGGTGGTAGGCAAGAGTATTGTTGAAGAAAACGGAGTAAAGCGAGTTGACCCTATAAGTCAATATATCAGTTTTGTTATTGCCATGCTAGTGGCACATACTTCGTTGGATATCACTCAGGATAATCCAATTAGTGATTATGATACTCTTTGTGAAACAGGGTTGTTAGAGCCAATTGTGATGTTATTCCAAAAAGACTATGACGAATGCAAAGTAGTGCTTGATATGCTTGTATCTCAGGCACTTGAAGATAATAATTTTAATGTTATTGTTGGTAAGTTTCTAAATGGCATTTTAGCTCATATAGATGTTTTTGCTACCACGCTAAAAGAATCTATGGGTAATGTCGATATAGCAAAAATACTAGGAGACAACTTTAAAGAAGAAGATATGGTAAAACTACATAGTTTCTTAGACTCATACAATAAATAATTTTTCGAGGAGTTGATTCAATATGGCACAAATCATAGATGAAAAAGCATTAGATAATGCTATTGATGAATTGTTTAAAGATTATAAGAAAGCACTTCGAGTTGCTGCACAAGAAGCCATTGATAAAGCAAGAGATGATATATATATTAAATCAATTTCTTGTTTAGTTGATTATTATAATGATTATCCACCAGCAAATTACACGTTAAGTTATAATCGCACATACAATTTAATGAAATGTTTAGTGCCATATTCTAATCCAGTAAAAGAAACGGCAGATGGTTATGATTGTGAGGCGGGAATAGAATATAACGGGTCATTGCTAGAAAATACTTATTCTGGTTCAAAACAATATAGCCCTACTGACCCAAACTGGATTATAGACAATTATCTTGCTGGTATTCACCCTCGAACTGATGGCAGCAGCGAAATTGGTGGGGGTAATTATGAAGAGGAAAAATATCAAGGAACAGTGGTTCCTTTTAATATAATGAACAACTATATAAATAGTTATAATGATACTTTTAATAAAAATTTAAGATTTTCATTGAGTAAGCAAATTTTAAAACTTACAAGAAAGTGAGGTGAAACTTATGGCAAGTAAAAGACAAGAATTTTATATGTCTGTAAAAGCAATCTTGGATAAGACTCAGGCAAAGAAGGATGCTGCTGAATTACAAGAGCTTTTATCGCAGACTAAAATAGATTTTGATACTCCTGAATTCGAAAGCAAGGTACGAGCTGTAGTTCAAAAAATGAGCAAGGAAACAATGTCTGTTATTGGTCAAGGTTTCAACGAAGCATTAAGGCTACTTGGTACGGAACAGATTAATATTGACAGTTTAATTCAGATGCCCAATGCCGATATGTGGACAGAAATGGGCAAAATGGCTGGGCGGTTTTATGGCGAAGGGTTACAAGAAGCAGTTAAAAAGGCTCTAGAGGGTATTGATTTATCAGCACTAAACGGTCAGAAAAAAACTCATGGATGGATTAAGAATCTTGGTGAAATAGATCAAGCTCTTAGTAGATTAAAAGACAAAAAGGGTAATATTAGCCAAACTAAGGCAAAAAAGATTCAGGAAGGATTTTCTCCTAAACCAAGAAAGCAAGAAGAAGCACTTTATACTCAGATAGAAAAACTCCAAAAGAGTTATTCCGACAAGGATGAATGGGAAGTAAGATATGCTAACTTAGTAGAGTATATTAAATTATATGAATCCTATCAGGAGAAATTTAAAAATGTGCCTAAAGAGTTAGCTTCCATAGGCAAATTCACTTATAAACAGGTAAAATCTATTGAACCACAATTACAGACATCATTGCAAAATATATTTAATGTTGCCGCAGGTAAACAGCCAATAGGTTTAACTGAAGGTGGTACTGTCGATGTAAATGTAATTCCACGTGTAATAGAAACATTGGATATGTATGATATTCTTGGTGGTAAAGATAAAATCAAAGTTCCTGTTGAAGTTAAGGTAGAAAACGAACCAAAGCAGAGTAGAGTGACTCCTAACGCGCTTAGAGGTGTTCAGCCACCTGAAGAGACTGCTGGTAATAGATTGTCTTCTAGAGAGTATTTAGGTGGTACATATTGGGTTCCAAATGCGTTTAAAGACATTGCCAAGAATTACGGAGATGGCGGTAATGTCTTAAAGGCGGCGCTGAAACCACTTAATGAACTTATAGTATCTGTTGATGGTTTGGAGTTTAAAGACTTAGATAAAAATCAGTTATTGTCATATTTGTTCCCCGGATTTGATAAGTATGAACAGGGTGGACAGCAAGGTGATGCTTCACAAAAATTCTTCAACGAGATGGCACGACAGGCAGGCTTTGATTCACTTGTTATTAAAGAAGTTAACGAGGGCGGAAACGAACTAGTTGACACGATTGCTGTACTACAAGAAAGAATCACCCATTATACTGAGGCAATCCCTGAGTATTATGATGTTGAAAAATTAACCCCTGACCAAGAACGGGTTGTTTTATCTCAACAGAAAGGCTCTGCTGAAAGATGGTATGGCGAGACTATAAATAGATTGCACCAAGAGCGTGATGTAGCTTACGCTAATAGGGATGATATTAAAGAAGAAAATAAGGTAAAAATTATTGATTCGGTTATTCCTATGTTAGAGCAAATGAAGGCAAAAGCAATGGCGGCATTTGACCAAGCGATTCAACCGCTAGGTGGATATCTTGAAGAAGAAGTTAAGCGTGGTTTGCCGGAAGTTATAAAGGATGTAGATGGTGGGCGAAAGGTTGCTTTGATTCAGGAGGATACTTTAAAATCATATTTATCAGAATATTCTGAACTATCTTCCAAAAAGACTAGAACCAAGGCGGAAAATGCCCGTATAAACGATATTAATAATGCCATTACACCTGTTGTGTCAGAGAACGACATTGATAATGTTTATGATTATTTAGATGCGTTGTCTGAAGGTGCTAAAACAATAGATGAAGTGTTTGATTTTTTAGCTCCCAAAATAAGTTTTAAACCTAATAATTTTGTCAATTCTGTGACAGAGCCTAATATATCAGGTACAAAGCAGCCCTCGAATGACAATAATGTTAATAAAACAATTCAGTCTTACGAGGAATTGTGCGAGGTTGTTAAAAGATATAACGAGCTGGTGCTTAAGAATAAAACGGAAGGGCAAACCTTTACGGATATTGATCGTGAGGAACTAGATGGTTTAACTAATAGAATTCAGGCTACTCGTGATTTAGTTGCGTCTGATGATATTGTTAATGAAATCAATGCTTTTGACCGAACATTAAGTGCCTTGGGTACTACTACACCCGAAAAACTTGCACATTATCTTGGCATAGAAATTCCAGAGTCTGCACGAGAAGCACGAGATAGTATTGAAGCTGTTAATGATAGTGTAAATGAATTGGATAAGCAACAAAGTAATGGCAGTCAATCGACGTCTGGTGCCGAACCACAGACAAGTACATCTGATACTACTACAGCTGGTAAGGTAGCTATTGACGAGACAGCCTTGAAGAGTATTCTTGATAGTATTACATATAAAGTGCAGGTTGTTAGTGACAACGAATCTTCAGAGCAAGGTACCACAGTTATTAGCGAAGAGTCACTGAAGACAATTTTAAACTCTGTTACTTTTAATGTTCAAGGTTCGTCCGAGGCATCTACAAAAGGCGATAACGCTGGTGCCCCACAAACACAGGCTACTGAAAAAGTAGATGAAAGTTCATCTCAAGCTCCATGGGCAAGAGAAAATACTCTTAGTGGTGAGATTAAGTCAACTTTAGAAGATATTAGAAAGAATACTACCTTAGATGAAAACAATAAACCAGAAGCATCTTTAGGAGAAGATACAGTTTCAAAATTAACAGAGGCAATTAGTAAAATAAATATTACTTCTGACTTAACTACTGAGGGATTGGCCACCCAAGAAACTGTCAGTGGAATTGCAAATCTTGTTAAAAGTATTAATGATAAGATTGTTCAAGGAACAAAGGTTGTTGAAAAGGGTCATGGAACAACTTCTGATAGTACTAAAAAGACTAATAAAACTGGAACTATTAATCATGGACAAGCTGAAGGAACATCTGGTTCTCCTCAAAAAATGTTTGATTATTACTATTGGCTCGAAGAGCAAATGGAGAAATTTAAGAATAATGTCAAATATTTTAATGCATTAAAAAATGTTCGTGATAGTATAACACCTAAAATTGTAGGATTCTATGATGAGCTTGAAAAAAGTGGCAAAGAAGCCCCTACTTGGATGAAGTCTTTAAACCAAAAGCATGGTTTGCATATGGCACAAATTCAAGGTGGAGAAGATTATTCTGATAGTTTGTCCATAGAGAAGAAAGCGTTAGAGCTATTAAAAGAAGAATATAGACTTAAATCAGAAATTTTTAATTTAGACCAACAGGGTGCAACAGAAGAAGATTTAAAACCACTTCATGAAAAGCTTGGAATATATCAGTCTATCAGAAATGTTATTGAAGATGGCATGGATGATAGTGCATTAACTAGATATGCTACACAAGCTGCGGCAGTTCAGGGCAAGGGAGAGGACAAGTTAACTGTTGCGAATATTAAGTCTAGCATTAAGGCACGAGCCGAAGAGGCTAAAAAGGCTGTACAAAGCGTAAAAGAAGAAGAGCAACAGGAAGCAAATGCTCTTAAAGAGCTTAAAAAGTTATATAGTGAACTCGGAGTACTTCAGGCTAAAAAACAAGCGTCTGACAAAGGTAGTGCTGTAGCAACAGAATTAAGAGCACAGATTAGTGCTAAAAAATCAGAAATTGCGGCAAAACAAGTTGACCATAACGTCAATCAACAGCTTCTTGAAGATGAACGGCAATTATCATATGAAAAGGAAAAAAGTTCAATTGCTATGCAAAATGCCGCTAGCAAGGATGCTACTGCGACAAAAGAAGAAGCTACTGCCCTTAAAGAACTTAAAAAATTATATGAAACCCTAGGTAAGCAAAAGGCTATCATGGACGCCGCTACACCAGGGGCACAATATGACAAGGCAAAAAGTGATTATGATAAAACTGTTGCCGATATCCAAAACATTCCTAAAGTCTCTAATTTTGAAGCGGAAGATGAAATTGACATTTATAATAAGGCTTATGAGGAACAAAAGAGAGTGCTTGAAAACGAAAAGAAAATTCAAGACGAAAAGCAAAAAACGAATGATACACTTAAACAAACTAAACAAGCACTTGAAGAAATTAAAAAGCTTTATGCCGAGCTTGGTAAATGGCAAGCTATATTAGATACTAGTTATGATGATTCTTACGTTGCTCAGGACGCACAACTGAATATTGATAGACTGAAAGAAGAAATTGCAGCAAAAAAAGAAAAGGTAGATATTTCTGAGAAAGAATTACAGCAAATATATGAAATTGCTAAGGCAGAAAAGCAACGTGCTATAGCATCACAACGGTCCAAACAAGGCGATAAAAGCACACTTAAACAGCAAATAAAGCAATCTCGTGAAAATGCTCGTTTTAATCGTGCAAGTTCTGTATGGAACGCAGGTGTTAGCACGATGGAGTCCTTGTGGAAAATCGATGATGATTCTATTGATATATCACAAATCAATGTCGTTAGACAAGTAAATGATGCATTAAATGCACTCAAGGCCACTAGAGATAAAGTAGCCCAACAAGGTAGCACTATTAATCCAAATGACGAGGCTTTGTTAAAGGCACAAACACAAGATGTTGCAAGACTTAGTACCCAAGTTAAAGAATTGATTCAAAATTACGAGCAATTAAGTGGTGAAAACAGTATAGAGATAGGCAAGCTTGGCATTGGAGATCTTCGAGACCAATTAATAGCTGCGGTACAAGAGTTTACGCATGGTAAGGCCGTAATTGGCGATTTTGACGCGACAACTGGCCGACTAGAATATACGGTTAAAACAGGAGCTCATGAATTTACTAAATATACTGCGGCAGTTAGAGATGCTGACGGATCTCTTAGGGCTATGCAAGGTACTACAAAACGTACTGAAACATTCTTTGAAGCAAGTGCTCGTAAAATGAAAGAGATTTCTTCTTACATTACTGGCATGGGACTAATAAGTCGAGGAATGCAAGAAATTCGTCAGGGTATTACTTATGTTAGAGAAATTGACAGTGCTTTAACGGAATTGAGAAAGGTAACTGATGAAACAGAAGAGAGCTATGATCGATTTTTGCAGACGGCATCCAAAACGGCTGCTAAAGTTGGTAGCACGGTTAAGGATGTTGTTAGTTCGACGGCTGATTGGGCCAGACTTGGCTATAGTATGGAAGATGCGGCTAATTTAGCGGAGAGCACTTCTGTACTAATGAATGTATCTGAGTTTACAAGTATTGACAATGCAACATCGGCACTGATAAGTACAATGCAGGCGTTTGGATATGCTGCTAAAGATAGTATGCATGTAGTTGATGTAATGAACGAAATTGGAAACAACTATGCAGTTTCTAGCGATGGCATAGCAACGGCATTACAAGACTCGGCAAGCTCATTAATGGCAGCGAACAACAGTTACCAAGAAGCGGTTGCATTAGTAGCGGCAGCAAATAAGGTAGTTCAAGATCCGAACTCTGTAGGTAGTGCCCTCCGTACAATTTCTTTGCGTTTACGTGGAACGAGCGTTGACGAATTAGAAAGTGCTGGAGAAGACACGACCGGAGTAGTTACATCTAAGAGTAAATTAAGAAGTAAAATTAAAACGCTTTCTGGTGTTGATATTTTAACCGACACGGGAGCTTACAAAAGTACGTATGAGATATTGCTTGAGATTTCCAAAGTTTGGGATCATATGAGTGATATTGATCAGGCTGCACTTTTGGAAATTATAGCTGGTAAATTTTACCAGTATGTATGGAAACATGCATATAGAACACATCTAAACCCAGTAACCCCTAAAGCCCTATTACTACAATGCGGATGAAACAAGCTGGCATGAATGCAACGAAAGTAAAACAACAATAGGGATGATATATGGACAAAATCCTAAGTATTGATGCAATGGGTGTTTGGGCGCGAAGTCCCGAAAAGGGATGTGTCAACAGACTATGGGAATGTCACCCAGTAAGATACAAGCTTATGGTATCTGAAATGATGTGGCGGTAGCTGTATAGCCCGTTAAAAAATAGTCGAAACATTTATGGAAACATAAAGAAGTATTTAGTTGTGGGAGATTATAGATATGAAAAAATTTGATATGGAGTATTCTACTCAATATACTCCAGAAAAAATATATTTATTAGCACACGGAATTACCCCTTCGTTTGTTAAAGTAATTAATGGAGTAACAACATATAAGTATACAAAAACGCCAGAGCTGTTTCAGTTGTTGGCGATTTTTTATGCACAAAAATAATTTTTATAAAAGGATAATATATAGGTGATAATATGAGAAACTGTTGGACTAATGATGAAATCGCAATAATACAGAATAATTATAGAATGTTTTCCGACAAAGAACTAATGGAATTAATCCCAAATCATTCAGAGGCATCCATTGCAACCAAAAGAAAACATATGGGGTTACATCGTACAAATCGAAAATACACATATAGTGACGTTCAAAATACATGCAAAGAAAGAGATTATACTTTGTTGTCAACTGTTTTTATTAGTTGTGCGAATGATGTTGATTTTATTTGTAATAAGCATCCAGATAGAGGAGTTCAGCATGTAACCTATGGGCATATGTTAGAAGGAAAAGGCTGTTATTGGTGTGGTCGTGAAAAAGTTGAACAAGCACGTAAAGATATGGTTTCGATACAACAAAAAATAGATATATGCAATGATAATGGGTTGGAATATATGGGGTGTAATTACAAAGACAATCTTCTTAATATTGAATTCATTTGTAGAAAACACAGAGAAATTGGTATTCAAACAATGAGATATCAAAATATGAAACGGGGTATATGTGGATGTAGATATTGTTCAAAAGAAAAAGGCATTATAAAATCAAAAGGAGAATTGGAAGTAATAGATACATTGCAATATTATAATATTGATTTTATTGAACAAAAAATTTATTTAGAATGCAAAGATATAAATTACTTGCCTTTTGATTTTTATTTACCATTTTATGATATTTTGATTGAGTTTGATGGTGAACAGCATTATTTCCCCGTTAGGTTTCATGGTATGGACGAGCAGGATGCAGAAAATAATTTTTTGTATGTACAAAAACACGATAAGATAAAAACAAAATTTTGTATTGAGAATGGTATTCCTTTGATTCGTATTCCATACACCGAACGTGGTAATATAAAAATATATTTAAAAGAGCAATTGCAAATTCTTAATATCTTATAAATTAATACACAACTAATACTGGTTAGGTGTTGCGAACCTAATTGAATATAATTGAAAAATAGAGCCAATACTGCGGCTGCTATACTTAGTAACCAAGTAGACCTCGAAAATGCATATGTTGATGCACTTGGAGCCGAGGGCTCTGCGTATGCCGAGAATGAAAAATATTTAGACAGTATACAAGGCAAGCTCGACCAATTCACTAACGCTGTCCAAACGATGTGGAGCAATACCTTAGATGATAGCTGGATTAAGGGTTTTGTAAGCTTTGGTACTATTATAATTCAAACAATTGATAAAATTGGCTTATTAACTACAGCTTTAATTGCTCTAGGTGCCGTTTCTATGATCAAAAATAAGACGGGACCAATAGTCTTTTTACAAGATTTGACTAAATTTGCAACTGACGCAAATGCTAAAATAGCAAATTTCCCAAAAACTATTAACACTTTAGTACAAGGTACTCAACGGTTAACTTCAGCGACATTAGAACAAGCAGTAGCAAATGGCTCTTTGACAACTTCGGAAGCTATTCGTCAAGCAACAATGAGTGGATTAGTATTGTCGCAAGTTTCATTAACTGCCGAGGAGGCAAAAGCATTATTGGCGACTACTGCTTTAAACGAGGTTGAACAACAGAATATTATTACAAAATTAGGTTTGTCGTCCTCATCTCAAAAAGTCACTCTTGCTATGCTTCAACAAGCCGTAGCAACTGGTAAATTAACAACTTCAGAAGCAACACAAATGGCACTTGCTTCTGGATTAATAGCTAAAGAAACGGCGTTAACTGCTGCGCGAGCTACTAAAATATTAACTACCAATGGAGTTGCAGCATCTGAGGCAGGAGCTATTGTTTCTGCGTTAGGTCTTGGTAAAACAACGCAAACATTAACGGCAGCTACTATTGAACAAGCTGTAGCTAATGGTTCTTTAACAGCATCTCAGGGTGCCGTGGCTATGTCTTTATTAACAACTCAGGGTGCAGCAGTAGGACTAATTGGTACATTGAAAGCATTATTAGCTACCATATGGCCATTGTTGGCAATTGGTGCTGCTATTTTTGCCATTGTCAAGATAGTTGATGCTGTCGTGACAACAACCGAAGAGCTTGAAGAAGAACTTTCTGGATTAAAATCCGAACTCTCAGATATTCAATCAGAGCTTAATTCTGTAAATTCAGAATTGGAAACGACGCAAGAGCGCATGGATGAACTCCTTGCACTACCGTCTTTGTCATTTGTACAACAAGAAGAATTACAAAAATTACAAAAAACGAATGCGGAGCTACAAAGAAGACAAAAGCTATTAAAGGGAGAAGAGGAAAGAACAAAAAAACGAGTAAATGCAAAGGCTGCTGAAACTATAGAGTCACAATTAAAAGAAACATCATATAATGGGAAATGGTATGATGTTGTTGCAAACGCCGCAAATAGGGCATTGCAAGGGGCGATTACAGGCGCAACAGCAGGTGCTTTTATTGGTGGTGTTGGCGCAATTCCTGGCGCTATTGTAGGTGGTATTACAGGTGCCGTGGCAGGCGTTGGAGAAGAACTTATTGGCAATCGTATTTCAACAAAAGATAAACTATCTAAGGAAATTGCGGGATACGATGATTTAATAAAAGAAAAAGAGCGTATTGAAACAGAATTGACTACCGCAGATGGTACTAAAAAGAAATTCTTGTGGTGGGAATTTGACTCAGATGCCGATAAGCTTAAAAAAGATTTAAAAGACATAGAAAAAGAAATTACTGAAACAGAAGAGTATATTGATAATACTTTTAATGAGCTGGGGTTTAATCTTGAAGGAATCGTTTATGGTGATGGCTATGATGAGCTTTTAGATTTTTACTATGAATACAAACATAAATGGGAAAATATTTATGGTAGCGACGGGGCTAAAGCAAATGCAATTGAGTTTGTTTTTTCAAAAGATGAGTTCTCCGAAATATCTAATAGTATAGACAAATATGTAGAAAAACTAAAAGACGGTGATAAATTAGCTGCATCAGAAATTAAAAACATCATTAGCAACAACCAACAGCTTGTAGATACGTTAAAAAAGCATGGTGTAGAATTGCAAGATGCTCTTGATTATTTTGTATTAGAAGAAGGTATTTTTGATTCAAATTCCATAAGTGGTATCACAAACCAATACGCAAAGGCTATTGATATTTTAAAACGAATTGCCATAGATAGGTCGGAAATTGAAAAAGAATTAAAAAAATATGCTAATGATGGAAATGTAGATTTACTTAACAGGCCATTAATAGACGCTTCAGAATTGGTTCGGGTCGGCTGGGAAGATGCTGGTGAAGGCACCGCAACAGTCTTTAGTAGTACATATTCAAATGAAAACGGCACTATTGCGATGAACTTTACGCCAATCCTTCCTGATGGTAGTAGAGTATTAGGTCCAGAAGAATTACAAAGATACGCGGAAGATATTATTTCTGGAGTTCGCGAAGATGACTTAAATCTTAAAATTGGTGCGACATTTGAAGGGGAAGACGCAATAGATCAAGCCGTAAATGTGGCAGAAGAAATCCATAATCTTCAAGATTTGTATTATTTACCGTTTGAAATTGAGTTAGAAGATGGTGTCACAGAAGAAATAAACTGGGACGATTTATTCGAATGGGACGAAGCAAGTAAACAATGGAAGGCGCAAAGTGCTCAATTCTCTAAAGTTTTAAAAGGTATTGATGAAGATTGTAGAAATACTTTTATGTCTTTATCAGAACAGGTTAAAAATGGAGAGTTGACTTTAAATCAAGCGGTCAATTCTTTAAGTCATGCTGGTAGTCTTGCTGGCCTAAAAGTAATAGAAGCGCAAATTGTTGAGTTAAATAATACAGAATTTAGCAATATTAGCGATGAGTTGTCTGGTGTTATTGATACATTTTCAGAATTTGGAGCGGCATTAGAAGAAGTTGCATCTGCTATGGACCTTTTAAATACCGCTCAAACCCAAATGAATAATGCGGGTCGAATTTCTGTTGTTACTACGCTAGATATTATTAATACCACTGATAGATGGAATGAAATTTTATCAATCGAAAATGGTAATATTCGTTTAGTAGGCAATGCTGCAGAAGTTTTAGTTGAAGATAAACTCTCTTTAATTAAGAGTAATCTTCAAAATGCATTATCGACGGTGGAAGAGCAACTTGCTATGGTTGAAGCAACTAAAACATCTGACGAGATGGCAATGACTATGGAAGAATCTACTAACCAAGCGGTTCGTCAGTTAGCGGGTAGTATGGCTTATTTAACTACTATGACTGAAGCATATACTCGTGCAGCAAACGGAGAGAAAATTGATGTAGATGATTATATCGAACGGGCGACAATTGCCCAACAGGAAGCATTAGATGCTTTAAATTGGAAAGTTAATTCTGCACGTGATGTAGGAACAGAAGCACTTGAAAAAAAGAAAGAAGAGCTTGAGGCGCAAATTGAGATACTCGAAGGTATAGACTCTGTAGACAGTTTTAAAAATTATTATGATTTTAGTGAAACACCAGGCGATAAGTATGCCGACAAAAGTGGTAAAAGTTCTGATTCTGCCCTTGAAAAACTCAAAAAGGAATACGAGAATAAAATTTCCTTACTCGAAAATCAGAAAACGTATATTGAAAACGAAATATCTCGTCTAGAAGCATCCGACCAACAAGTTAGTAGAAATTTATACGAAGAACAGATTAAGCTCGAACAGCAGAAGTTAGCACTTTATGAAAAAGAAAGAAAAAAACTACTCGCTCAGATGTCAACTGTAGCTAAAAACTCCGACGAGTGGTATGAATATGCCGATGCCATCTGGGAGGTCGAGCATTCTATTCAAGAGACAGCAATATCCGTCGTAGAGCTTCAAAAAAAGATAGCTCAACTTTATATTGATGTCTTTAACAAAATAGATGAAGCATATAGTAAAGAGCAAAGCTTACATGACAAACGCATAGAAGCTCTTGAAGATGAAATTGAGCTTTTAAAGCTTCGTAATGAATATGCTACTATTTCTCCTGAAACTTATAACCAGTTAAGTGCTGAAGAAGATGCGAAAATTCAAAGTAATCAAAATGAAATTACTAGACTGAAGGCATTACTACAAAAGGGCATTGATGAAAATGGCGAAGCACTGACAGAAGAAGATATCTATGATATGTTGGAAACTATCTATGAAAAAGAGGCAGATATTCGCCAAAGCAAAATAAAAAAAGAACAGTATAAGCAAGACAAAAAACAAGCACATTTAGATAGATTCAATAATACATCAGAAGCATATGATAATTTGGCCAACGTTTATCAAGGTAATTATGATAATGCAGAATATTACAAGAAGTACGCAGACTTATATGGTATAAGTATTCCAAAAGAAATTTTAGATTATCAAACCAGCCAGCTGGAACAACAAGTTCAAGTAACTCTGAACAAAAAAGCCGAGCTGGAAAGACAATTAGCTGAAGCAATTGCTAGCGGCGACATTCAAGTTGGCGATTCTCAATGGCTTGAAATGGTCAACGCAATTAATGATTGCACTTCTGCGGCAAATGAATTCCAGTATCAGATTGCCGAGGTTGCGCAAGAAATAAATGCTTTATCTGTTGAAAAGTTCAATGATATAAAAGATGCATTCAGTAATGTTAATGACGTATTCAGTGATAGACAGTCATATATAGAAGAATATATGAACTATCTCGAAGCACTGGGCATAACTGTCCCTGCAGAAATGTACGAAGAACTTATTGCTAACGAAGAGCAAAGACAAGCATCTAATATGGCAAGTCTCGAATCACTTCGTAGTCAACTTGCTGAAATGGAAGCTAATGGTTATACTGCAGAGGACGATGAATGGGTTCAGGCTCAAGCAGATATTCGTGCATTAGAAAAAGAAGTATTGGCGTCCGAAACAGCAATGGCTCAATGGAACAAGACCATACAAGAAATGAGTTTTGAGAAGTTTGATGAGTTCTTGAAGAGGATACGGGATGTTTGTGACGAGCTTGAGAATGTTTATGGTCTTATATCTGATGAAGATGTTGCTCTTGAGGATGGTTCTTGGACAGAAGAAGGCATTATGTCTCTTGGACTAATGACTCAGAAGATGGCGATAGCCAAAGAACAGGCGGCCGAATATGCAAAAGAAATAGAAAAACTTGAAGAAGAATACCAAAAAGGTACAATGAGCGAACAGGACTATTATGATAAATTAATGGAACTGAAAGATGGACAATGGGAAAGCATCAACGCATACAAAGATGCAAAAGATGCTATTATTGACATTAATGAAGCTCGTATTGATATGATTGAGCAGGGTATTCAAAAAGAAATTGATGCTTACACTAAACTAATAGACTTGAAGAAAAAAGAGTTAGATGCCGAACGTGATCTATATAATTTTAGAAAAGATATTAAATCTCAGACAAAAGATATAGCCACACTTGAGCGCAAAATAGCAGCAATGTCGGGATCGACAGATGCTGCAACCATTGCACAGAGGTCGAAATTAGAAGCTCAGTTGCGCGAAGCCAGAGAATCACTTAACGATACATACTACGACCATGCTATGGATTCGCAAAGCAATGCATATGATGACGAACTTGACAGCTATACCAAATCAAAAGAAGACTATGTTAAACAACTCCGTGAAGCTTTAAAAGATGTAGAAAAAATAGTAGCTGATAGTATGGCACAAGTGCTTGTCAATGCAGATTCAGTGCTGACAGGCTTGAATAATGTTTCGTCAGAATACGGCGTAACTTTGTCAGATTACCTAATGCTCCCATGGCAAAATGCCGCGCTGCAAGCTACAGCATATAAAGAAAGTGGCATTCTCGATTTAGCCGACTTCACTAACCAAACAGGAATCTATAGTGGTATAATTACTGAACAAATTAACAATCTGTTCGGTAATGGTTCATTGGCTGCGGGTCTGTTCCAAACAAGTGTCGAAGGTGTTGTGGAATCTGTCAGAGTGACTGTTAATGAAGCTACTTCTCCTTTAACTTCTGATTTACAATTGCCTTGGCAGACAGTTAAAGAGTATGCACAAAATACATTTGCTCCAGAAATAATGTATGCCCTACAAAGTGTAGCTGATGACGCCTCTGGCAAAAAAGAACAGTTAACAAATGATTTAATAATCGCTTTCCAAGAGGGAGTAAATAATGCGGAAGAATTTAATCAAGTGGTTATAGATGCATTGAACGACGTTATAAACAAATCTGATGATTTTGCCGATGTTGTTCCCTCAAATGTCACTGCGCCTTCAGACGATCCCTGGAGCTTGTGGTCTAGTAATGTTCAAAATCTCATTCAAAGGATTATTGATAAAGCAAACGATGCTGTGACAGCTATTAATAGCATGAATAATGCTGCCAATAATGCACAGAGCATAGCTGATACTATTAATAGTACTGGTACGAGTGATAATGGAGGAAAAGGAAATAGTGGAAGTACTAAAACCAGTCAACCTACATCGTCATATCCACCAATTGGATCTCAACATACCAAGTATACGGAAGCCGATGTGAAGGCATTGCAAAGTGTTTTGAATTCATTGTTTAGCACAGGATTGACCGTTGATGGCAAGCTAGGCCCTGCTACTAGTGCAGCTATCAAGAAAGCACAGAGGATTATGTATCAAAACGGAAATGAAACAATGAAAGTGCAAGATGGTTTGTATGGTGTGGCAACTAGAGCTGCTATGATTAGTTATATTGATAAAAAAATTGATAACTTGCGCGGTCAAAGTGGATCGTCTATGATGAACCAAGGTATTAAAAGATATACTGATATGAAAAAAACATTGCCCAAAGCATTTTATGCAAAAGGTACAATGGGTATCTCTAAAGACCAATGGGCGATTACCGATGAACCACAGTTCGGTGATGAACTTGTTCTTATCCCTGGTGCTTCAGGAAATCTTTCCTTTATGCGTAAAGGTACTAGTGTTGTACCAGCAGATATTACAAAGCGCATATTTGATCTTGCTCAAACCCCAACAAATGAGCTTGGTAACAACTTAGTTAAAGTATCTATTCCTGATATTTCTACTAATAATAATATTGAACTAACCTTCGATACATTATTGAAAGTGGAAAATGCAACAAAAGAAACTATTCCTGAACTTAAGAAACTTGTACAAGAACAGCTTGACATATTTGCAAGAAAACTTAATTATGGAATTAAAAGAGTTGGACAATAAAATACTATATAACAATCGGAGGGAGATGTCCCTCCTTTTGTTATATAAATATAGTAGTAGTTAGAAAGGAACGGTGATTGTGGCGTGATATCTCCGTACAAAATTAGATTTAGAAATAAGACTAATATAGATTTTGACGCCATTGTCGATATTACATTTTCTGATGATAATGGTGAAACTGACAGTTTTTTAAATAAAGAAGTAGTATCATCCACTAGCTGGGATGGCTCATATAAAAGAATACATGGCTATAAATACAATCAACCTTTAACGGCGACATTGACGTTCGCCAAAAATGATTTTAGTGATTTCAATGACTGGGAAAATAGACGTATGTTATCTTGGCTGTCTGGTAGTAGTGAAATGCAAAAACTTGAAATATACAAAGATGACACCGAAGTTATATCGTATATCTTGTATGGCAACATCGTTACTTTGCAGCAACAAAAAATAACTAATAATCGAGTAATTGGATATGTGTGTGAGTTTGAAAATATATCTCCATACGCTTACTCTTCAATAAAGGTAATAGAAAAAGAAGTAGGTTCTTCAGAGAGTATTTTAATTAAGTGTCGTAGCGACGAAGAAGAGAAGAAACTATATCCAAAAATTACACTTATGATTGGCAATAGTATTTATTTGGATACAACAGAAGACCCTATGCAATCTACTTTTGATATGATGCCTAATACGGTCTATAGATATACGTATAAAGACCCAAAAAGTGGTTTGGATAAAACTGTTCTTTGCGTGAATATTGATGGGCAAAAATATACTTTGGCTGGTACTTTTTCTGGTAGTATTGAGAATCAAACTCCCAATGCTGACACAACAGGCTTATATTATTTGAGTTCTAGTGATATGAGCATATACAAAGGGGTGTACAACGATCAAAGTTACAGCTGGCAACTAATAGGCAAGGTTGGCAATGGTGTAGAAATATCTAATATTTACACCAAAGATGAAAAGATTACTATTACAAAATCTATTATTACGGGTTGCTATAAAAATGAAGTGATAACTTTGGATGGTACCAATCGAGTTATTGCAAGTTCAAATACGCCCTTGCGAGTTTTTGGTAATGATTTTAATTGGAAGTTTCCTTATTTTATTAATGGAGAAAATAATATTACAGTGTCTGGAAATTGTGTAATTAAAATTGAATGGTCTGAACCACGTAAGGTCGGACAGTTATAATTCAAAGGAGGAGTAACTATGAATTTACCATCAAATTTATTTGAGAATTATACTCCACCTTCGGTTTTTCTATGTCAACCAAATAAAGAGATTATAGGAGAGCTACAGATTTATGATTTTTCAGGTGCTTTTAAATTTAATACCTATTCTGAGATTCAATTTTCTGTTGCGAAAACGTATAATGATCCAATACAAGGCAAGAGTGTAGAGAACTTATATTATCCATTAATTGATTCTTTGCGTGTCATTTATATTCTCGGTATAGGGCATTTTATTATTCAAGATGTTCAAGAAAATTTAAACGATTATGATAGTAAAACAGTTTCTTGCTTTTCATTAGAGTATTCTACAAGCACAAAATTCCTTGATACGTTTAGAGTTAATACTGGTGAAGATGACTCTTTGGAATACATTTATCATATGCAAAAAAATGGTGTGGATTATTCTATAGATAGACCATATGTAAATGCTCCGACTACATTTGACCCATATGAACGATATTTTATTAAGGAATATACAGACAATGATTCCTATGTTTATACTGAAGTGAAAATTACAGACGCAAACGCATTTGCTGAATATGATGAACAATTATATATCAAAGCATTTCCTAATATCAGATTTTATAACCCATCTAATCCGGCCTTAAGTTTATTACACATTGTTTTTAATTATATCCCTGAATGGAAAATTGGAACAGTGGATTCAGACTTATGGTTTCAAGAGCGTACTTTTAGCGAAGATCGAATTTCAGTATATGATTTTTTATGTAATACTGCTGCAGAAACTTTTCAATATGTGATACAGTGGGATTCAATTAATGGGGTTGCTAATTTTTACGCAACCGAAGAAGATGGAATTACTGATAATAATGAAATTCAAACTCGCTGGGATACTGACGTATTTATTTCTAGAGAAAACTTGGCGTCACAAATTGATATTAAGTATTCTACTGACGAAATAAGGACAAAATTAAAAGTAACTGGTGGAGACGGACTGGCAATTCGTGATGTAAATCTAGGCGAAAGTAACATAATGAATTTATCTTTTTACAATGACCCTATGTGGCTAGGTAATGATTTATATATTGCATATAATAAATATATCAGTCAAGTGGAAAGTAACACAGAGAAATATACGAATTATATGTCCGCGTGGGTGGCTGCTTATAATGAATATAGTGATTTAATGAATGCTATTCCCATATCGCAAGATGTGCTACGCATCGGAGATAAATTTCAATTATTATATTGTTTGTACAGACCTGTGTACGAGGATGGGGCTTCCGATAACGAAAAAGAAACGGCGATTAATGCTGCAAAAACATCCTTAGAAAAGAAATTAGATTTATACCATGTTAAAGAAGATACAAAATGTAATAAAACAGATAACGTACTATTAACTTTAGAAAATGCTGATTCTGATAGTGCAATTATTCGTGTTTATTATAATAGTGAGGAGTCAGTTTATAAAATTCGTAGAACTATAACCAATGCGGCAACAGGTGTTATTTCTTCAGTAGAATATTCTTTAAGACAATGGGTAACAGAAGTATTAACAGCTAATTATTTAGGATTAAATAATTATACCGTTAAATCAATTGGTATTTTGGGTGCTTACTTATGTCTCGTCAAAGACGAAACAAAAAAAGAAAATGTACAAGATTATGGTATTAAACTTCTTCAAGAAAAGCAATCTGTTTATACTAAAATCTTTATTGTGCAAACTGAAGGTTATTATTCAAAAGAAGGGAACCAGTGTGTTGCTAGTGATACACAACCAACTGGAGAAATAGCCGCTGGTACAAAATGGCTTGATACTGATAGCAGTCCATTAAAGCTTTATATCTATAAGAACGGGGCATGGATAGAGTATGACCCAACAGAGAATAATGAGAATCAGAGCGATTATGAAAATTATGCTCGGTATATAGAGAACTATGAAAAATTACAAGTAGTACAGGAAGTTCTACTTGAAAAAGAATTACGAGCATCATATTTATTAAATGGTGTTGCTGTCAAATCCCGCTATTTTACAAAGGATAAGGTCAATTCTGAAAATTTAATGAGCGTTATTGCTGAGTATTTCCCTGAAGAGTATCAGGAGGGAACTATTACGCTTGTTGGGTACGAACAAGAATTTGGTATTGTTCGTTTCACTATTGGAAGAGATTTAAAAAATGAATATGCTGTGTATATTGGTGACAATGGTATTCCATACATTGCTTATAGTCGTTCACAAGGCGTTAATTTATCTAGAATGAATAGTTTAAAAAAGCAATCAGCAATGGAAAATTTCTTTACAGAAGGAGAGCTAATAAGACTATCTCCTTTCATTAGAGAAGATGAATATACTAATGACAATATTATTTTAACAGGGTATGAATCAGAAGAAGAAGAAATTTCAATTAAAAAAACATTGTTGCAAGAGGCAACAAAGGAACTTAAAAAGATTTGCCAACCTAAATTGTCATTCAGTATAGATATGGCAAATATTATGGCTATACCTGAATTTTTACCGCTAAGAGAACAATTCCAACTAGGAAATTTTGTAAAAGTTGAATTAAGAGAGAATTATATTAAGAGAGCTCGTTTATTAGAGGTCTCTATTAATTTTGATAATTTGTCAGATTTTTCTTGCACATTTGGTGATCTAGTTACTACAAAAGATGAAGTTGATAAAACAGCAGATTTGTTGCAGCAAGCAGTGACAGCTGGTAAAACTGTTGCAGCGAGTTCGTCAAGTTGGCAAAAAGCGGTTGAAAAAAGTACAGCATTAGATAAAGCTATTAAGGATGGATTAAAAGATGCAGCCTTACAGGTTGGTAGCACGTCTAATCAAAGTATCTCGTGGGATTCTCGGGGAATTTTGGGTCGTAAATTAGTTGAGGGTACTGAGAATACATATGAACCAGAACAGTTTCTTCTGAGTAACAATAAGCTTGTATTTACGAATGATAACTGGAATACTAGCAAGGGCGTGTTTGGAGCATTTAATGTAAAAGGTGAAAAAAGATGGGGTATTCTTACTGATTGCATGATTGGTGGATATATTGAAGGATCGGAGATTAAAGGTGGTTCGCTAGAAATCGGGGGAGAAGGCGGGACGTTTAAAGTAAATTCAAATGGCTCAGTTGAAATTCTTGGAGCAGATGGTAGTAGTACATATGCAACAAAAAATGATTTTCAACAGGCGGTTAGTTGGACAATTGAAATTGTTTCTGATGGACCAACAGTTTTTACTGATAAAAGTCAAACAGCTACATTAACTTGTAAAATTTACAATCAAGGTGAAGATAAAACAAATACTATTAGTAGTAGCAAATTTAAATGGATTCGTACATCCGCTGATTCTTCAAGCGACAGTATATGGAATTCTAAACATATTGGAATGAAATCAATAGTTGTTACACATCTAGATGTAGAAAAAAATGCAACAATATATTGTAAAGTAGATGTTGAAACTACGTAAATGGAGATTATGATGATGCTAGTTAGTGAACAGTTAGTTGAAGTAAAAATAGGTAGTAAAAATTTTCAACACTATAAGCAGCTTGGGTACGATGTTAAAACTGGCACAAGTATTAAAGTGCCAGTAGAACATTTAACAGCCGGAAGTCATGCTATAGTTCAAATAGTTTGTGATATATGTGGATGTCTTATCGAAAGACCATATTATGATTATTTAGAAAAACACAACCTTGATATACTTGATATTGATGTTTGTATTAAGTGCAAAAATAAAAAAACAGAACAATCAAATCGTTTAAAATATGGTGTGCCATGTGTTTTTCAAGATAATAATATTAAAAATCAAATTAAAAATATTAATTTGCAAAAATATGGTGTTGAAAATCCTTTTCAATCGGAAGAAATTAAAAATAAAATTAAATTAACATGTTTAAACAAATATGGTGTTGAGTATTTTTCACAAACAGATGAATATAAAACCAAAACAAGACAAACATGTCTTGAAAGGTATGGTGTTGATTTTCCCAACCAAAGCATTTTTGTGAAAGAAAAAGCTATGAAAACAATTTCTCAGAATGGAAATATTAAAACTTCAACGCAGCAAATAAAAGTATATGAAATTATTAAAAACAAATATCCAAATGCGGCACTGAATTATGTGTTTAGTAACTGTTTGTTGGATATTTTTGTTTGTGTAAATGATACTAGTATTGATGTTGAATATGATGGGTGGTTTTGGCATCAAGACCAACAACAAGATATTAAAAGAGATAAGTTTTTGCAATCAAAAGGATTTAAAATACTTCGTATCAGGTCTGGGCATTTAATACCAGATGAACAAGAAATATTTAATAAAATAAATGAATTAGCAGATACTCAGCATTGTTTTAGAGAAATTGTGTTATCAGATTGGAAAGGTCATGATATAGAATATGTACAATAATATTTATTTAATTACTACATAATTACGGAGGAACATAATATGATAGTTGGACTTATGTCAAATCAGCAAACCTTTATTGATATGACAGATTCTCAGAATTTATCAATCAGTATTGCATACAATTTACCTGTAGTGCAGGTTAAAAATAATAGCGAAAATCCAGCAACTTATTCTCCTTCGTGGGAGACGACAAATTTAATTTTGACACCAACAGTATTTTTAAATTCAGCAGACGTTACAACTTCTATTGAATCTATTACATGGAAACGTCAAGATGGTGGGGCAACTCCTGTTAATTTAATTTCAGGAGAAACTGTTTCTAATGGGATTCTAACAGTAAGTACCAACAATTTATCTACTTCTTCAAGTGGAATCATTACATATATTTGTACTGCTACCACAGCAGACGGGTTAACTGCAACTGAAAAAGTATCTTTTTCTTTAATTGTATCTGGTGCAACCTCAACATCAGAAAATGCAAGTGTAACTTTTCAGTTGTATGCCCCTAATGGATATGTTTTATCCAACACAATAGAATCTATTACTCTACAAACTGTTGCATACGTTGGAAGCACACAGATACAAACAGGAGAAGCAACATATAGATGGTATGAACAAAATGATGCAGAATGGTCGTTGATACAAGAGGGCACTTCATCTTCATATATAGTTACTCGTGATGACGTAAATAAATTTAAAAACTATAAGTGCGACATGATTTACAACGGTAACACGTATACAGCAACTATTATGGTTGAAGATAAAAGTGATACATATAACATCGTTATATGCATATCAAGTAATATTAATATTTTTACTAAAAAATATTATTGGATTATATATATATTAATATACAACCAATACGGAGAAGTAGACCCATTGCTCGGCCCAGTTTCTATTATTGAGCCACAAAATCCTAATACAAATGACTATTGGTATTCCATTGATGGTAACAATGAAACTGTTACATTGAAAAAATATAATGGAACTACTTGGGAACCATCTGATAATTTACAACAACTATCTTACTATTGGAGCCAAATAAATACCAATGGTAGCGATATTCCAATGGGACAATCTGAAAAAGTTAAAATTATATCAGCAAATGATTTTACATCAACTGCCACCTTTAAGTGTGATGTTGAAAGTCAAGAAAATGGTTTCTTAATAATGGATACATTGACATTAACAGACACGTCCGATCCTATTATTTCTGATACGGCTCCTCAGAATGTACAAGATGGACAAATATGGATTAAAAAGAATGACAATGGCACATATATGATGTTTATTTGGGACGCAGCAGAAGAAAACTGGATTTCAGCAGATGCAGATTCGAACAACAAGATATATACAAGTAGACCTTCGCAATATAATGTTGGTGACTTGTGGATTACTAATTCTGATGAAGACCATGGGACATATTTACAAGGAACATTATTACAGGCACAAACTAGTAATACGACTTATAATGCGGATGATTGGACTCCAACATTAAAGTATGATATGGAATTAGACGATATACATGAAACATTGAACAATTTATCACAATACGTTCGCATTAATTCTCAAGGATTGCAAATAGGTGCAAAAACTGATTCCGGAGAAATCAGTCCGTTTACTAGTTTGTTTACAAATACGGAACTTGCTTTTTATCAGGATTCAGACAAGTTGCTTACCCTTGCGAACAACCAGTTAATTGCTCCAAAGGTAACTGTAGAAAATAATTTAAATGTTCAAGGTACTATTAATCTAGGAAATATGTATATGACAATTGAAGATAACGGTAGTTTTAGCTTTACTGTATTGAACTAATGAGGAGGTAATATTATGGCATCAGGAAATTTTTCGTCACGATCAGTCAATGGATTAAGCCTTTATGTGGCATGGTCATCAACTGATAATATTAGTGCAAATACGTCTAGCGTGACGGCAAAGGTTTATGTTAAAAGTTACGGTCTAAGGGGTTCTGCACTGTCTGACTCTTATATTACTATTAATGGAAATAAGAAGAATTGGGCATACAGCTTTAATATTGATAACACTTCAGTATTACAAACAACCAAGGTCACAGAATACACTGTCACGGTACCTCATAATAGTGATGGTACAAAAAGTATTACAATTAAAGCCAATATGGAATTTAATGGTACTTATGGTGGAACATACGTGTCTGATTTAACTGCTTCTAAATCAGTTACTTTAGGCACTATACCACGTTCTTCGGCATTATCTATTCCATCAAGTGTAAATACAGGCTCTTCATTAACATCAACAATAACACCATCCAGTTCTACATTTAAGCATAAAATTAGATTTGAAATAGATGGTAGCTCAAAATACACTAGTGGGTGGATTGCAAAAGGTACAACATCATTTGCATATACAATTCCACATAGCTGGTTGCCTAAAACTACAAGCACCAAAATGAAAGTTTTTCTTTATACCTATTTGGATTCTGCAAACAATGATTCTGATTATATTGCTCGTATTTACAAAGAAATAACTGTTAACGTGCCATCTAGTATTAAACCTACGGTGTCATCGGTGAGTACTACATTAGTTAGTGGTTTGAATAATAAGTACGTGCAGGGTAAATCAAAAATTAAATTAGTAGCTTCTGCATCTGCGGGTAGTGGATCTTCAATTAGCTCATATGTCTTTAAGGGCGCAAATATCTCAGGCTCATCAGGCACATATAACAGTACAAGTAACACTCGTACAAGTAGCACTATTCAAACGTCTGGAGCAGTTCAGTATAAGGTTGCAGCCAAAGACGCTAGGGGTAGAATTTCGGATTACAAAACTGTATCCGTAAATGTATATGAATATGCAGCACCACAGATTAATTCTATTTCTGCACAAAGATGTAATGCTAGTGGTGTTTTAGATAATAATGGTACTTATGCAAAAATTGTTATTAAAACTAGTTATGCTTCTGTTGATGGAGCAAATACTCGTACAGTTAAATTATGTAGTAGCAAAGATGATTATGCTTCTACAATAACAGTTTTGGACACAGATAATACATCAAACACTTATACTGGTGTGTACAATGGAGATTTTGCAACATCTTCAAGCTACACTGTCAAGGCAATTATTCAAGATTCATATAATACAAACAATAAATCCATAGTTTTAGGCGTGTCTGAACGCACGATTAACATTGCCAAATATGGTAATGGCGTTGCTATTGGCGGTCTAAGCACAGTAGTTGATTCGACTGCTTCTGGTCTATTTGAATGTAACTGGCAGACACATTTTAAAGAAGGAGTTAATATAGACAATTCTACACAAGAATACGTTACTGTAACTCGTAGGAGTGTTTCTGATGATATCAATCAAGATGGTACTAATGAAACTGCAGATATTAGGGTGCAATTATATGTGAACGGTAGTGGAAACGTTACTTGTCGTAGAAGATATTCTGTAGATAATTCTGCGTTTACTACACAAGGATATTGGCAGTTAAGAGATAGTGATTTTTATGTAAATGAGAATATAGTATCTCATAAAGAATTATTTACTAATGGGAAAACAGACGCATATGATGGTAAACAGGGTGCGTGTATAAGCAATAATGGTAGAGTATATTTAGTAGGAACTACAGAAGGAAAAACTGGCGCAATATCTCCGTACAAACCAGGCATCGTATTTGCATATGACAATGCAACAAATGGTACCTCTTCTATATTAGAAACCGCTTCCGGGGTACTTACATTTGATTGCACAGCAAACGTCACGGGCAATGTTGCAACAGATGGAAAATTTGGGTCAACGTCTACATATAATGATTTAGTTTTTGCCATGTATTGCCAATGGAAGGACAATGCAAATCATGATATTATCAATCGAGATATTGACGGATTAACAGCGGGTATTGGCTGGGCTGGATCATCTTCATACTCTACAGTTTTAAATCTAAGAGGTCAAACTGTAAGGGCACCTAACAATAGTGGCGTAGCTGTAACTTCAGACGAGCGACTGAAGAATAGTTTTATCGATTTGAATCAGTATGAATCATTTTTTGATAAATTACATCCCGTTGCATTTAAATATAATGATGGGGCATCTGGAAGGTATCATATTGGTTTTGGAGCACAGTCTGTTGAAAACGCATTAACAGAAAGTGGTCTTGATAACACTAAATTTGGTGGCATACTACGCTACCCAGTAAAAGAAGATTCAGGTGATTATCGTGGATACAGTGAAGAGTATGGTCTTATATATAATGAATTTATTGCACTTAATACACATATGATTCAGAAGCTAAAACAAGAAAACGAAGCACTAAAACAGACAATGTATGAATTAGAAAATAAATTGAACTATGTTTTATCAGAAATAAAAGGAGAATGACTAAAATGAATATTAATTATATTTAAGGAGAATGTGATATGGAAATATTTAAAAACATTGCTACAGTTGTCGGTTGTATCTCAGCTTGTATAGCATTATTAATCACAATTATTAAACCTTTGAGGCAGATACTTGTAAATTCTATTGCTCACAAATCTCAATATCAAAAAATGATTGATAATATTGAAAAATTAAACAATAAACTCGACGAGTCTTTAACTAACGATGCAAAAATACAAGAGCGTCTTGAAAAAGTTGAGAAGAATGTACTGGAAAATGAAGCGGAAAGACTAAAATCAGAACTATCAACTTATTATAATAAGTGTTGTAGGGGGTTGCAGATATTCCCAGAAGAAATGCTTAGAATAGATGAAGTATACGATAAATATCATAACAAATTAGGGCTAAATCATATCGGAACAAAAATGTATGACGCAATTGAAAAATATTATAAACAACAGGATTTTATCAAGATACGCAATGATTAAATTACATGGCAAAATAATTGAGGTGGTTCTATGAAAAACAAGAAAATGGAAACTTCAAAAAAGATTATATTATTTATTGGTGTTCTATTCGCTGTAGCTATAGTATATACAATCGTATCTTGTTCCATATCGTTGATTATGAATACGTATACTGACTGGACATCCATTGTAGCATTGTTAACATCCACTGGAGGTGCCTTTGGCACAGCTTGTGGATTTTATTATTCAAAAGCTAAGTCAGAGAATAATTACAAATTACGTATGGCTTTTTTAAAGGAAAAATATACGATTTTAAAAGAGATTGGTGCGCTAGATGAAAATCGTGCAAAAATGGAAATTGAGAATGAGCTTGACACGATAAATGGAAAACTCGATATGGAAGCTGAAGAAGCGATGTCGATTGATAATTCTATATATCAAGATGCGTCGTCTACGACAATATAATTTTAGGAGGATTTTAATTATGGAAAAATATTCGATGTGGATTGAACTTGTAGTAGCTATATGTGGGACTTTGGCTGTTTGTCTGCCACTTGTTACTAAACTATGTAATACAATTGTAGCATTTGTAAAAGAAAAGAATTGGAATAAGATTATTGAAATGACTATGGAGTATATGGCTACAGCAGAAACAATGTTTGAGACCGGGGCTGAACGTAAAGAATGGGTACTTGAAATGGTTAAAGCAAGCGCAAAAGTTTCTAATTTTAACTTAACAGAAGAATCTCTTGCGAAAGTTAGTGAACTGATCGATCAGATTTGCAAGACAAGCAAAAAGATTAATACAAAATCTAAAGAAACTGTTTAATATTATAGGGTGCAATATAAAAGTTGCACCCTATTTTTTTTGACTTTCAAGATGCTGTTTAATTAAATTTATAATCCATGAATTTATAGTACGATTATCTTTGTTTGCAGCTTTGTCAATTTGAAATTTTAGCTCAGGAGATACACGAATTGTAATCGCTTTTCGTTCATCTTTCACTATAATCACCTCTCCCCTGCATATTATCATAAAGCTAAAATGCCGTCAATATTGGGGTATTTGATAGCAAAAAAAATAAAAAATGCCAATAGGGGATTATGTGGAATAAATTGGTCGATAACGGCAATAATATAAATACCATATCTCAATCACCACATTTTGTACTTCCAAATATTTAAGGGACTATCTTTTGATAGTCCCTTATTTTTTATGCTCGTAACAAGTGTCTTCAGATGGGGAAAGTTCTACACGTGGCACCAATGGCAAGTTTAAAACTTGCTCCACTCGAAACACAGAATCTTCGGCTGTTACGAGCCTATAGAAAATTTACTTTAATATCAATATTGTCACCTTGTTTTGTCCATATAATACTTGAAATTATGGTCTTATACAAGTCGTTAAGTTCTTTATCGCCAAGCTCATCTTCCCATCTACTTCTTCTAAATTCTTCTATATAATGAAGTTTTTCGTGGTTTGTTATAGATTGTGCTTTTTGTAATTTTAAATTTTCTATACTCAATTGACTCTCTAATTCATCCACTTCTTTGAGTATTCGTTCTTTTGCGGATCTATATTCGTCTAATGTATCAACACCTTCATCATAGGCTATTCTTGCCCTTTTTAAAGCTATATCTTTTTTATTTAATTTATCCATAATAGTTTTTATTTGAAGCTGAATCAAATCAGTTGATTGGTCCTCACAGCTTTCTATTTCTTTTCTTATTTGTTCTTCATACTCTTTTAATTGTTCATCTATTGCATCAATTATATATTGAGCTTTTCCGCTAGAGTTTGGACACTTATTACCAAGATAATCTTTATGCCAGCATTTTTTTACAATTAAATCTTTGCCTCTTTTATATTCTAATGGTAAACCATATCCACACAATCCACATTTAATCAGTCCTTTTAGTGGGTAGTAATGATCACTCCGTCTATATGGTGATTTTAAATTTTTTTGAATTCCTATTAATATTTTTTCATGTTCATCTTGTGTTTTTATTGCTTCATGTCTATTTTCAACGACAGTCCATTGTTCCTTTGGTATTTTTTGAAATGGTTGTTTATTAGGAGATTTGTTTTTATGCCCATCGCCTTTAGTTTTGTTAGATATAATTTTCCCAAGATGTGTTTCATCTACAAGCAATCTACGAACTGTCATATTACACCAACGACCACCACGTGGAGAAGGTATATTACGCCTATTTAATTCCCAAGCAATTTCATTTGTACTCTTTTTGTCTTTTATAAATGAATCAACCATAAATCTATATATTGATGATTTCTGTAAATTAACAACAAGTCCCTTTTCGTTGTAATATCTTTTATTTGTTGCTGGGTCTATCCACTCTTGATATTCATATGGCATTGGAGGTGTGCCGTTTGTCCACGCGCCAAGTTTCGCGCCAACCTTCTTACCCATAGATAATCGATGGGTAATTTTCTTATATTCTCTACGCGCAAATAAGGTTTGTAAATCAACGGCAAATTCTTCATTGTCGTCATTTAGATTATATAAAGAACTTGGAGTCACCATATAAGTGTTAGTTTTTTGAAATACTCTTTTTATTTGTCCCCAATCTACTAAATCTCCTCTACCCAATCTATCTAAATCAACACATACAACTGCATCGTAAATATTATCTTCAGCGTCTCTTAATAATTGTTGCATAACTGGTCTTGCAAATAACGATTCTCCAGTTTCTACTTCTTCGTATACAACATAAACCCATCCTCTAGATTTACATAGTTCTTCTAAAATCGTTTTGTGTTTTATTAAGTCTTCTGTAGTTTCTCCTCTAGATTTTCTCAAATATTCTGCAACATATTTTATAATAATTGGATTGTATTCATTTCGCATTTCCAACGAATATCACCTTCTCTATTGATTTTATAAATATATGTTAACTCTGAATACTTTTGCTGTCAATTGTCTGCTTTAATTTTTGGGCATACTGCTTGATAGCCTCTAAAGAAGGTTCGTTGTTGTATGTAATAACCACCACAGTGTTATTAGAATATTTTTTAATTATAGTTTTTGCCATTTGTCTCTCCTTGGT